TTAGGAGGCATCTGTTGCATCAACATCGCTGCTGTCTTTGTAATCAAACAAAGTTCGCTGCGGGTGTTCTTCATAATTGCATACCATCCATTCCTCCTGCTTTCTTCGGCTCGTCTTTGATGCGCTGATGGTTCTTTCTACCCGGTGGATTATCCATCCGTTTTTGTTTGCGTATTCCTCTATCATTGGCAGGGGAAACATTGTCAGCATGAACTTACCTTTCACCTGCTCCAAAAGCTGCAGGAGCTTCTCCATGCAATACTCATCAAATGTACCCTCGTAATGGCCGCAATCACTGTTTATATACGGCGGATCCACAAAATGAAACGTATCGGGCGAGTCATAAGTGGAGATGACATCCAGCGCATCCCGGTTCTCTATGGTCACGTTATCAAGCCGGGCGCATAGCCATTCCGTGAACTCATCCTTTGCATTACGCAGTTTTTTCGGCATTCCACCACCAAAGTCATAACCGAATGAACCGTCCATCATGCTGGCAAAGGACATTTTACACAACGCCCAAACAGCCCACGCCCGCTGCACCGGTTGGAAGAATTGAGGATACTGCAGGATATGTCCGGCATGGGCGTGCATATCCCGGCTGTGCAAAGTCTTCTCAATCTCCTGTTTCAGGTCACGATAATAGACTTTAGCCATCCAATAAAAGTTCGTTATATCCATACTGATATCGTTTATAACTTCGCCATCAGCCGGACGCTTGGCAAACAATACTGCAGCACCGCCGCAGAAAGCCTCTGTATAAAGTTTATGATTTGGGATCAGAGGCAGAATATGTTTCAGGAGGGTTTGCTTGCCTCCGTAGTAAGAAATAGGTGTTTTCATTGCTGTTATTCCTTTAAATGTTACTATCTTTGCGACATCTCACTCACATAACATACAAATGCGCCATATCGCAGCAGAGGGAATTTTGCCCCCGGCTGTGCGATATGGCGCATCTTTGTGTAAGTATGTGGGTGAGATAACTACTTACAGGCCGGGGGCATTTTTATAGCCTGCCCCCGATAGGCATTTATCCGTTTATAAGCGCATCCGCTTGTTCCTTGCATTGTTCCCGGTAGGACTGAAAATCATCCCACTCGGAAATAAACTCGGCAGCACGCTCATGCTCCGGATTGACAAGAGCTATCATTCGATTTGATTGAATTGCCTCCACTCTGCTTGCCGAGTACCTCGTGCGGATCAGACCGGAAACGAATTCGTCATAAGTAGCCTCTTTTGCTTCAATCAGAGTACCTCCATCCACCATATCACCTGTATAGGCGTATCCCAATACAGGAGCGGACACCGGTTCGGTCACCTCACCCGAACAGGCATCCGACTCAGGAGAATACTCCTCACGCTGCTCGTTCAGATAGCACAAATAATGTTCGTTATCGAACTTTGAAAAAGTCTTTTTTTCTGCATAAATCCCTTTGTACATAATCACCGATATTTTAATCGGGATCGGTTATCTTATAAAAGCATTTACCCCGGTCACCGATTGGTTGTTTAATAATCTTTGCCGAACAGGGTTCATCCAATACTACATCCTTTAACTGTTTTATAAGAGCCTCCGAACCGGTAAAGGAGATATGTTCCACCCAATCCATTTTCGGAGTGCCGTCCTCGTTAGTGAGCAAAACTCCGGTTTTATCCTTTACCTGCTCGTAGATATCATACTGAATGATCAGGCATTCACCCTTATACTTGGATTCTTTTACCTCGAAACCTTTCAGGTGGATTTCCCTGTTCAAAATGTCATCAATGTGGTATTTATCTCCCGTGAGATTACCACCGCTGTTTGTTACTTCACTGAATGTTTTCATATTGAGAGTTTTTAATAAATAAATGCTATTGCAATGCTGCATGAACCCCAACCGGCTGGATGCCTGTATTCGGATCTCCTCATCACTCAGCCCACGTTTGCGTAATTTTGCCACCTCACGGCAGAGGTTTTTCTTGTTCTGCTTACGGGCGAGGCAATAATCATGAAACGTCACGTATCCCACGTAATTAATATCCCTGCTCTCTACCGGGAAAACCTGATAATTCGGCTTTATACTCAAAGCACGTTCATTATTCAGGTAGTGGTTGATAAACACGAGGGTTCCGTGGAGCTTCTCCTTGTTTCCATCCAGCAGGACAATATCATCGGCAAAGCGGTAATAGTACCGGATGCCCATTTCTTCTTTCATGATATGATCCAGTTCGGATAAATAAAGGTTGGCAAAGAATTGGGATAAATAATTCCCGATAGGCACTCCGTTCTCTGCCGAGTCCACGATACCGTCAAGCAAAGCAAGCAGCCGGGCATCTTTCAGCTTTCGGCGGATTACCTGTTTCATGATCTCGTGGTCTATACTCGGATAGAATTTGCGCACATCGATTTTCAGGCAGTACCGGGTTCCCTCCGGATCCGCTTTCAAATCACGGCGGAGCTTGTATAAAAGAGGGTGAATACCACGCCCACGTATGCAAGAGAATGTATCATGGGTGAAATTAGAGAGCCATATCGGTTCAATAACCTGCATTATCGCCCAATGAACGACACGATCCCGGAACGGCAGTTTAAAGATCTTCCGCTCTTTGGGTTCGTAAATGATGAAAGTCTTATATTCGGAGGTGCGGTAAGTACCGGTGATAAGTTCACGCTGGAGCTGTAATAGGTTCGCCTCCAAATGGGAGCCGTACTCTATTACTTCGCTTCGGCGAGTTTTGTGACGGGCGGCGTTGTGAAACGCCTGTTCGAGATTGCCATATTCGACAACTCGTTCAAACAAATTTCCATACCTTTTCATGGTCTGTTTCTGCGGTTCTGAGTGTCTGAGTGTCTGCTTTGCCTTACTCGGAAGCGTTCGAACCGTTACCGGCCTACCAGCGTCCTTTTGAGCGTTCGTCATCTTTTGCCAAGTGGCAAGGTCTTTCACCCCATCTAACCGTTTCCTAACTGCAAAGTATAGGGGAGCGGACACATTCGCATTCGAATTCGAGGCTGCATTGTTCGTATTCGTAGCAAACGCCCCTGCATTCGTGCCATTGTTAGCGTTAGCACCGGAGAGGCGGACACGAAGCCTGCGTCACACTAAGGGTAAAAACAACCTGTTAAACTTGGTTTAACGATGCAAAGATAAGCCTTTTAACTACATTTTCCCAAAACCGGCAAAAAAATCACAAAAATCGACTCGCCTAACGGCGAGTTCCGAAACCCGCCGAACAGCTTTCCAAAAACTCTCAATACAAAATTTCAAAGAACGTTCTTTTCCTCTTTCCGTTTTCGTTTTAGGCCGACATCACCGGATCCGCATCGAAAAAGCAGAGGGGAGCGGACACATACGCATACGAATCCGAGGCCGCATTGTTCGCATTCGCAGCAAACGCCCCCGCATGCGTGCCATAGTTAGCGTCAGCACCGGAGAGGCGGACACGAAGCCCTTTGGATGATGCTGAATTCTCCCAAAAATAGTCACAGAAATAAGTCGAGGCGGTCGCTCCGATTTCGGTCGGCATGGCGCAAAGCAAGTAGTAACTTTTCTGTTTGATATAACCGCCGGTTCTCGGAACCTCGCAAACCTTGATTAGACCGGAAATCGAATTGTCATCATAACCGGCATAAAGGGACGGGGCAACATAAACCTCGGATTTCTCATCACCCACGTTATCGATAAGCCCCCGGACAATTTTCCATATATGGCCGAAAGGATGTTTCAGGCCAAAGAACACCGGAACCTTTGCCGCATAATGCAGCGAGCCGTCCTCCTTTAGCACGTTGAACGTGGTTTCACCGCAACCGTCACCCAACTCAATACCCGCAGAGGTCGGAACAACCGGGTAATAACCCCACTGATCCCAATTCGGCATATTAGTGGTTCCGGCTCCGAGGCCACCCTGATACAGACCGTTGCTATCCTTTTCAGCAATCACGGCCTCCTGCATATTGCGGGTTCCGAATATGATCATGAAAAGAATTTCAACCACCGCCTGAGCCACGTACCAGTTGGCATCCCAACCCTCGCCACGCTTGCGGGCATAAGTTGAAAAATTACGGTACTGCATATTGGTTGCAACCATCCCCAACTGCGTGCGGTAAGTCCCGTCCCGGCTTGCATCATTGTTTCCACCACGATATTGGGCGGCATCACTCACAACCGAACAAAGGATATTGTTCGTCCTGTCCAGCACGCCACCACCGAGGGCGGAAAGGCCACCGGCGGGAATATACACGCACTGTTTGCCTTTGATGGGAGAAAGGGAAACGGCATAATATTTCAAATTACCCACTTTCCACTCGGCAAAATAAAAACCAATATTCCAACACCACATATACTGTCCCATCGTGCCGTCCAGCTTCGCCGGTGTGCCGTCCTCGAAACGGTAGTGGTTCGTGGGATCCAGCTTGCGCCGGGTACGGTCATCCTGAACGAGGTAACAACCAAGTCCCAACAGCTCTGGCAGCTTGCGGAGCATATCGAGGCTGCCGTGATAACCGGCAGCCCGGTACGTGGAATTCGATTCATTCCAATAACGTCCACAAACGGCGTTTGCGGCGGTGGTAACCGCCTCGGACAAATTCATAACTTTGGACTCTCCGTCCGTGTCCAGCACCTCGATGCGCATATCGCTCACGCTGCCGGAGGCAGTATCGAGTTCGCTGATCTTCTTTCCGGCTTCAAAAGCCGAAAGCATCGCTAACACACGGGTTTCCTGATCGCTTGTCATATTTATCAAGTTTTTAAGTTAAACGTATTCTGCCTTTACTGTCAACCCGGATTTTACCGCCTCCGGTAAGGCGGACGGACGGAGCCTGAACCGTCACGTTTATGGTCTTGTACAAGTGGGTGGCCTGTGTCGGGATCACGTGGATCCGGCTCGTTCCGATCTTCAACGGGGTTACAATACCGGCAGGATCCACGCTCACGGCCACGTCATCACCCAAGAACAAAACATTCTGCAGGGAGTACGAGGGGAACATCTTGGCCACGATACGCTGAACGTAAGGATTACGCTGGGTGATGCGTTTCGTGTAGGTCAGTTCCATCCTCGTGGGAGCCAATGAAGCTGCACCCGATATGGATTCCTGCAGCTGCTTCATCTTCTCGATTTCGGCCTCTGCTGTGGTGGCCGTACTGCTCGCACGGGCGGCAGCGGCAAGAGCTTCCGATTTGGCCGCATTTACAGAGCTGGCCTCCTTATTCGCCGTATCAGCTGCGGAGGACGCTTTCGTGGCGGCATTCGTGGCATTGGAGGCGGCTCCGTTGGCCGCATCCGTGGCTTTCTTTGCCGCTTCGGTAGCTGCTCCGGCAGTACCGGCGGCATCATTGGCACTTTTGGCAGCATTATTGGCCGCTGTGGTTGCCTTATCTGCATTACCTGCAGACGTGTTGGCTTTTACTGCGGCTTCATTGGCGGCTTTCGTTGCCCCACTGACCGCATCCAATGCCACGTCCTGCAATTTGGAGATAGGAGCCTCTACTACTTCCGGCACGCCACCGTTAAAGCGCAAGGCCGGAAGCGAGAGAAGCCCATCCAACGAGGTGGCCACCGGTAGATCACCCACGCCTTTGGATTCGGCTCGGATGATCGCACGCACACGTTTAGCGATTTCCTGCAATTGAGCTTCTGTCAGTACCATAACTTATCCGTCTATCAATTTGACAATTTGTGCGTAACCGCCGGGGCTCAAAACCAATGCGGCTTCTTTTATCATTAGAGCCTCCTCCGCTGAGATTTCGATATCTCCGGTGGATTGATAGATCTTAAGGCTCAAGCTATAAGCACGGATTTTTTCATCACCACTCAAAGCATTCACCCTCTCATCTCTCCACTCCCCACTGAATAGGATCGGAGCAATGACATCTTTCATCAGCTGCTCCTGTTCCACATCCGTACCCTCTACCTTTTTCGTGATCACCAACCCCTTATAATTCATAAAGGGAACATTCAAATTCACTTTCATAAATACCTCCTTTTTATTATTACCAGTTATTATCATTCATTGCGCCCACTATCCATCCTCTGCCTAATAAGTTAGAAGCCGGTGAAGGACTCATGAAATCCGCTATATTCCTACAATCAGCGATAGTACCGCCCGGCCATTTTACCTTATTGCCATTCGAGTAGATATAAATTTCACTATTTTGATTATTCGCATTCATGACCGTTACCCGCTGGCTTTTCATCCCGCTCAATAAATACCGGTACGTCCCTGAAACCTTTATGATCACCAAGTCAACAGGGAAACCGGAAGCATCCCCGGTGGTTCCGTATAACGGAATGGTATAATAGGTCTCGTTTTTGGATGACGTGGCCGAGGGTAGGGAGACATATACCTTACCGGTTTCCGTATCCAAACCATTTACGTAATAGTAACCATAACTGCCATATACCACCAGTGTATTGCGTTGCCTTGCCCCGAAATTACCACGACACCAAACATCGGAGGTATAGAAACGGAAAGAACGTTTTTTGTCATAGTCATAGCCCTGATGATACAGGTCACCGTTAAACCACATCTTTCCATCACTGCCAAAGGAGATGCCTCCGACAATATCCCCGCTATTATTCACGCAGTTTAAGGATTTGAAGGAACCCGACACACCGACAACCGTTCCGCTGAACTCGCCGTTCTTGGCGATTATCTTTCCATCCGTGGTGAATTGTACGTTACCATTCGCAGTTACAAGCCCCTCCAGCTTGATATGCTTGGCGTTTATTGTCACGGAGTCCGCCGCTTGGTTGATATAGGAAACAATCGTATCACCATTCTCAAGCGTCTTGCTCGCCCATAACTTATTGCCGTCTGCAGTAGTAATCCACCCAGCCTTGCTGATGGTTCCGTCTATCGTATCCACCCGGCTAACAATGGCATTGATTTGTTGTGCCGTCACGTGAAAGCTGCTCTCGTGCGTGGTGACACGATTGCCAAGGACATCCACCCGGTCAATGGTAGCCCATAGCTTGTTGCCGTCTGCCGTGGTGATCCAACCGGCGGTCTTGATGGTATGGTCTATGATTCCCAAATCATCCTCCGCCTTATCGATACGGCTCACGATAGCATTGATCTGCTGCGCCGTCACGTGAAAGCTGCTCTCGTGCGTGGTGACACGATTGCCAAGACTGTCCACCTCGGTTATGGTAGCCCACAGCTTGTTACCGTCTGCCGTGGTGATCCAACCGGCGGTCTTGATGGTATGGTCTATCTTATTCACCTCCTCGGCCACGGCAAGAATATGCTCGGCGGTCTGCTCGAACTTGGTACTGACCTCTTTTTTATAATCCTCTAACGGATGATTGGTCAGGGTTAGCTGCTCGATATACAAGTCACCGGTAAATTTCAGGAGAAAATCACCGGTTCCGTTCCATACTCCTGATATCTCCAGTATATCAAAGCCCTCACCAGCCGGAATAACCTGCTCCACATAGGGAGCGGATCCACTGAAACCGGCAGTCAGGATCCCCTCCTCGGCGCAATGATATTTCAAGGTTAGAAATATGACGCTGCCATCTTCCGGCTTGGTGATATCCGCATTCAGCTGGCGAATGTGACTCCGTTTGATCCGGAGCATGAAACGGCCATCGAAAGAGTCAATATCGGCCACCTTGTTTTTCTCGGAATAGAAATTCACGCCTAAATCAAGCAGCTGCCCTCCGATATCAAATAAAGCCATATCACTCTCACGCTCCCAATAAGCCATGTCATCCTGAAAGCTGGCGTTTTTCAAAAAGTTATCCTCCTCGGTCATCGTGCCCACAACGCTCTGCATGGCACTTTGCAGCATACCCTCCATTATCTCGAATTTCGTCCGGACATCCTCACCGGTACGCAGACGGAAATCACCCAGCAGATAGGCGTTGTTGGAATACAGACCATATCCCTGCAGCTGCCCCCACCAATAGGTAATAATACCGGCCAGACGTCCAAGCCGGAGACGCACGGCGTTGTCAGGATCCGTTTTCATCCCGTACAGGACATCAAGATACGGACTGCCCTCCTCAACGCTGGTTTGTTTGATAACCCCTTTGCGGTCTGAATTGGTGGCGGAGTCCACACGGGTAAGCACGTCACGAAAAACAACACTACCCTCATCGCCTACAAAATTCTTATAGGTGATGCTATCGAGCCGTTCCTCTCCTTTGGAGGTATCACCGACTTTGGCAGTGACCACCTGCAGTTCGTACTGCTTGATGATACCATCCACGGAAAAACGCTGAACCATCAGGATATCACCCGGACGGAAAGGGTTGTAAAGGACTCCTTTCTCCGTATCGAGATAGATTGTCTTTGTGCCCGCATCGATGTGATCGACACGCATCATGTCAGTTGTCAGACGGGTTCCGTTCTCACCCATCAGTTGTGAGATGACAAATTCATACACTCGCATAACCCCACGGACGGTCATCTCGTCCAGCTCCATGACGGCTTTCTTTTCCTTTACTCCTGCGGCATTAAGCACCTCTTTCCAAAACAATGCCCATCCGGTTCCGCCGGGGAAACCCGAAGTAAAGACCTCGGAGGAAAGCAGACCTTTGAAAGTGGAGTCTTTCTCTACCGTAAGGCTTTCAACAAGAGCCTCGCCGATAACCTTTATCCCCTTCAAAAAGGTTTCAAGCTCTTTCGCCGTGTCGGGTATGTCCTTTCTGAGGTATTTGTCTGCCGTTTCTTTTTCCAGCTTGCTCAAGGAATTTGCGATCGTGCGTATTGTCCGGACGGCGGAAAGGACGTTATACTCGGTGGGATCAATACTGTCCCAGCTTTTCAATACGGTCAGCACGTCCTTATTCAGCTGTTCCTTATAGGCTGCCTGAATATCCACGATATTACTCTCGATCTGATTGATACGCCCGTAATCAACCGCATACGTGCATTCAATATCCATATCTGTGGTATTATTCACCCGGCGGGAGATCTTGGTCACACGGCTCTCGTGAGTGCCGGTGGGGAAATAAATCTCATTCTCCAAAAGGACACGCCGCCCCAATTTCAAATCGATATGGTTCTCATCCAAATAGATGTAATCGGTTGGAGCCTTATAGACTGACGTATCAATGCTTATCGACTCGATATGCTTCTGAACGGCCTCCTCGAATTCTTTTTCCGCCAGCGGATAATACTCTTTAGGCATCCGTATGTTCCAAAGGATATACTCGTCACCCGGCTTCGGGATCAGCAGGCCGCCCGGTAGCTGCTGGTTCTCATACGGGAATTGCGTGATAATCTCGAACTCCTTTGTCTCGGAGTTGAAATTCACCTCAAAATCACGCCCGTTCAACTCCCCGCCTTGAAACGACACCTGTTTAACAAGCCCCTCGATCTCATACGTGTTCGGATCGAAATTCAACCCCTCATCAGTAAAATAATATATAGTGAACGCATTGCCGTCCTCACCTGTGGCCTCTTCCGTCCTGACACAGGTAACAGTACCGATTCGTTTCGGGAATATGTACGCAAAGGCCTCCTCCTCCGCCTGCTCCACGATTCCGAGATGGATATTCCTTTCCACGTAACGGACACCACCCGGAAGCTGCAGGCGGCGGTGGCCGTAATCAGAGGCCACGATATTACGGGTACTGCCAAGAGGATACAACCGGGTAAAGAAAGGAACCGTATCATTCTCCACACGGGAAAGCCTGAGCAGCCCCTTTCCGTACCCCAAAGATACGGGAGTGCCGTGTTCACAACGGCTCAGATTGATAGTGGTTCCCTCGATCCACCATTCGGTATTGAAATTCTTGGCTATTTCCGAAAGGGCATCGAAACAAAATATCTTATCATACTCTATGTTTACATTAGCGGAGGACACCACCTCGCCGATAACCCAATTTTTCGTCCCCTTGATACGGTTTATATTGTCACATATCAGCTGCAGGTGTTCGGCAGCCGTGGCATCATAGGAAAAGGAAAGCTCATCGTCACCGTCCACCATCTTGAGGACTTTGGCCTTTTTAAGCTCACTCTCTATACCGTAGAACTTGCAGCTGTAGGCATACTCAACGGTGGATTTCTGCTCCGGCTTGTAATCCTCCAGCAGCGTGAAGCGTTCACCCTCAAAATCCACGTAATCATTCACGCCCAGTTCCACGTACTCGTAAAGGGTAAACGACAAATTCAGGATATTGTCATTCATCACTTCCTTTACGTGGCGGTCGGAGTCTGACGGCGATACCGCAGTCTTGAACACCCCTTGCTGGTTGTATATTTTAAGCTCCATTTTGAACGCTGTTTGAATAATGTTTGAATACTATAACGAGGGAACCGGTTCCCGAAATTTCACGCTGAATTTTGCGATGACCTCACCCCCGAAATCGGTCAGCTGGGTGTAATCCGTGCAATCCTTGTAATACATCCGGTAACTCCTGCCAAGCTCCGGTGGGTTGATGGTCAACCATCCCTTATTACCGGCCTTGAGAAATTTCAGGAATGACGAATAACGGGACAGGAATTGCGCCCGGTCTGCCGCTATGATCGCAAATTGCAGGGTGACATCACGAGCCTCCCATGCGGGTAAAAGCGCATCAGGCAGTTTCTCCCCGTCTTTTTCCCGGAATGACACAGCCGTGTGCGGCTTTGCCGATGGCGGTTTCAGCAGGGCGGAGTAATTCTTGGTATCACCCGCTTTCTCCTCTGCGAGGAATGCCCCATAATCCACAAAGACATCAACCCCGTTTATCAGTAACAAGCCTTTTAAAATATCCATTGTCATTTCATCTTTAAACCGTTTTGTTTGATATCCCTTATCTCATCGTATATCTTTGGCAAGGCATCGGTGTTCGTCTTTATCTTATCGATCGTTTCCAATGCTCCGCCTATGCCCTCTGATATATTCTCCACGTTCTCATCGATGGAGGCATCGTGCATCTGCAGGGAGGTCATCAATCCCTCCAGCTTTGTACCCTGATCCTGTGTGAGGGTTTGGAAAGCACCGGCACGCCCGCTTTGGGTGGTAGTCTTTTCCTCATCGTTTTTCCAAAGATCATACCCCATAGCGGCGGCCTTGTCTTTCCACGCTTCCATCCACGATTGAGCCGCATCAACGTTATTCCCGATATTGTCATAAAAGCTATCGATCAGGTGCATGGCATCACCCGCAATCTGTTCCTCACTTTTACCGCTTCCATATACCGCCTTTAACTTTTTCTGCAGGTCATCGAACTTATCGGCAAAGAACAGGGAATATGCGATCTGCTCTCCGAGGTTCTCCAGCACGGAAGCGGCCTGATCCGCAAAATTTTCCAATGCCGTGCCGCTTCCCTTGATGGCGGAAGTGATAGAGTCGAGCATTCCCTGACCGAGGCTCCCGAACGTTTCCTGCAGATAATCCTCCAAAGCCTGTTCCGCCTCGTCCATCGCATCTTTCAGGTCGATCAGGTTCTCAAGATAGTTCCGGGTTTCATCGCTCATCTTACGGGTATCGAGAATGACTTGGAGCATCTCCGTATCCAGCTCGCCGTTGGCCTTTATCAGTTCAGGGTAAACATCAAGGATCCCGCTATAAACATCCTTTCCTTTTCCCCAGCCGAACAATCCCGTTTTTTTATGTCCCGTAACGATCTGCGCATCGTTCAACCCGCCAAAACCTTTCTGATAGTTCTCCAGCCGTTTGCGGTAGGTTCCGGCAAAATCACCCGTCATGCGCTCTATCCAGTTCATGGTGGGAGCGTCACCGGCCAGTTCTTCCTTGAATTGCGAGAGGGCATCACGATAGACCTCTATCGCATTGGCGGCCTTTGCTACCTGACGCTCCCCGAATATATTCTCCGCCTTTTCGAGCAAAAGGTTCTGCTCCAGCAGTAAGAGGTTGTATTGCCGCTGGAAATCGAGCTTAGCCTTTTCAATCTCTTTTAGAGCCTCCTTGTGGCGGGCTTCCGCAGCAAAGGCCGAGGTCAGGAAATTTGCGGCCTCACCGATAGCCGCACCGATGCCACCGATCAAGCCACCCTTGGCGAAACCTTGTCCGATATTGGAAACCGCCCCCATCACCTGCTGCATACCGTTCAGGGCATCGGCAACCTCGGTGTTACCCATCTGGTCAAACATATTGGCAAGTTCACCAGCCGCCTCGGACGCAGCCCCGCTGATCGTACCGATTGCGCCGGACACCTCTTTGGCTCCTTTCGCACCTTTGAGTTCGGCAAAGCCTTCCTCAAATGTCTTGAAGATGTTCTCCCACTTATTATTGCCTCCCTTGCCGGTATCGAGCAGTTTATCAAGGGCTTTTTTCAGCTTTTCAAGTTCTGCCGGACTTTTCTCTATGTTTTTCAGTTGATCCGGAGAGATGAACGTGATACCTTTCGCATCTCCCTTGCCGGATAAATATGCACGCAACTGCTTCGCCTGTGAGATAAGTTTCTGCAGTGAGTCGAAAGACATGGAAGAATAATCCCCAAAGAGCTTTTTAAAGAAATCATTGTCCTTTGAGATACTGTCAGCCTCCGCATCATTCACTGATTGGATGCCTTGTTTTACCTTTTCTCTTGCGACGGCTATCGCCCGGTCAATCTCCGCCGAGTTTGCCTCAGTCCGCTCCGCCTCCAATTTAGCGATATCATTATCACCTTGTTTCTTTATAGCCGCACGCTGTGCCTCATAGTCACGATATTTAGTCAGAAGTTCCTGCAGGGTTTCCTGCTGTTTCTTCTTTTTCTCCTCGTTATCCTTTTTCTCCTTACCGTCAATCTCTGCAACGGTGGCATCATATATCTGTGCAGCCTGTATACGCTGGGTTGCGGCCTGTGCCGAGATATTGGCAAGCTGCTCAGGAGTAACTTTTTCCCCGGCGGCTTTCAGCTTGTTATAAAGTTCAATGCGCTGTTGCTCCTCACGGTTGATACGCTCTTTCTCCCGCTCAAAGTTCAACGATGCCTCCTCACGCTCCTTGTCATATCCCTCTTTCAGGATGGCGATACGCTGATCCTCTATCTTTTGACGGGCTTTCAGTTCTAACTCGGCAAGGTTGTTGGCCGGTTTCGCTTTATCCTTGTTGTTCTCAGGAGCCACGAACCCGCCGATACCGGATTTCTTTCCCAGCTCGGCATATTCCTCCTGCAGCTTCTTTGCTTCCTCCAAATAAGCGTCCCGCTGCTCCTCGGCGGCTTTTACGGCTGCATCCTTGGCCTCCTTATTATGTTTCTCTATCAACGCCTGAGCGTCAATCTGACCGTAAGACTCGCTTTGAGCCATATAAAGCCCCATTTTAGAGAACCAGCCCATCGAACCCTCGACATCGGATTCAGGAGTGGCTTTTACCTCGTTCACCGTTTCGTCCGCTTCCACGGCCTTGTTAACAAGACTTTGGGCTTTCGCCTGCAGGAAAAGCATTTGGATATAGTCATCACTCTTTTGGATCAGCACATCATACCACTCGGCAACGGTATTGTAATATCCGAAGCTCTCGCCGTATTTCCGGTTCAACTCCTCAACTTTGGCCTTTTCCTGCTCCTTGCTACCGGTAAAGTCTTTCAGGCTTTTCGTGGTATTCTCTATCTCAAAGCGGGTTTTGATCATTTGGGAACGCCCGTCACTTTCTATTTTAACCCGTTCTTTGGCCTTTTCCGCCGCTGCCTCCTGAGCATCGCTGTATTTATCCCAAAGCACGATAAGCCCCGTTATAACGGCGGAAAGCCCCAGCGTAAGGGTGGCCATCAAAGCGGTGGCAGCCGCATTGGAGATGCCCAATGACACGGCCAACTTTGTATTGGCCGCCGTCAGCAGCTTTTTCATCTTGACAACGGTGACCAGCCGGAAAGCGGAGTCCTTGTTCAGGGTATTCATGACTTGCTGCAGCCCCATAGTGACGGCCATGACGCTCTGCACACGGGTTTGTATCTTTATCAGATCCTCGTTTTCCGAGGCGAAAATCCCCATGACACCGGTGGCGGTCGTGAACAGACCGGACAAGCCATTCACACCGCTCATCACTCCCTGCAAGGCTGCATCATCATTGGCGAGAATATTCGTTTGGGTACGCAGGTCACCGATCGTATCGGCTAATACGGCGGCTTTATCGGCCATATCCGCATACTCTTTGGTGTTCTGTTTGCCCTCCAAACGCAGGCGAGCCATCGCATCCTGCATCTCCCGGAGCTGCATCGAAAGACGTTTGGTGGAAACGGCTGCCTTGTCATGCTCCGCTTCAAGGGAGGAGAGTATGTTCTTGTCCTCCTGCAGGGCTTTGGTACAGGCATCTATCTCCGCACGCATCTCCAGCTGCGCCTTTCCGGGTGCGAGGTTGTCGTACTGCTTCTTTAAATCCTTGAGACAGGATTCAACATACTTGATCTGCTCTTTTTGGGCGGCAATACGGTCTGTGATGTTTTTAGACACCTGCTCGGCCTTATCTCCCAGCGTTTCGGCGGACTTGCCCGCCTTGTCAATGCCGGGAGAGAGCTTGTCTCTCATTATGAATTCTATCTCAACGGGTTTCATTGTTCTTTCAATCGTGATTGGAAAAATCCGGAAAGGCTTTTAGGTTTCCCTTTACCGCCTTTGCTTCCGGTTCGGTTGTTATCATTCTCTTTCTCGTAATGTGGCGCATCGGCAAGCATCATCCGGAGGGTTTGGTAATTGACACCCCAAAGAATGTATTTTACACTCCAGCCGGTGGCCGCAGCTATCTGCCACACTATACCAAAGGGGCTATGGGATCCGACATATTTCGTTCTTAACTCCCCTTTCTTTTTTGGCTCTCTCTCGGTTTCAGTGGATTGGATATCTGAACCGATTCGATAATACGCATAAAAGACTTTGTACCAAGCAAAGTGACAAAACGCTGGTTAGCACCCTGCAGGTACTTGTCAGGAACAAACCATCTCAAGAGCCATGCGACAATACCGGAAAACAATAGACCGGAAACCGCCCCACGGCAGATGGTCAGGGATACCATCTTGGAAACACGTTTGCCATGAATGGCAAGGAACGCTATCTCCTCATGCTTGTTGAACTGCTCCATCTCCTCGTATGTGATACCCAACTGCAGGTATAGCCTTGCGATCCGGATCTGACTCCCCAAGCAGGGACGTTTCATGGTTACCCTGATCGATACCGGTTTCTTTCTGAATGGCATCTTAAACTGCAAAAAAGGCAGGGAAACCCCCACGTCAAGCAGAGCCTCCGCTGCCTCTATTTCCACGTTCTTTCTCATGGGTTACGCATTTCCGGCTGCCTGACTCAACGTGAGAGTGGCTTTTTGGGTATTATCAGCTGCAAGGGTAAACTCTACCGTTCCGTTCCTTACAGCTCCGGTATTGGCATCCGCCGTGATGGTGATCCTGCCGTTTACAACCTCAAGACTGAAACCGGCGGGAACCTTTCCAACCGAGAACGCTCCGGAGGCTTCGATATCCACCGTCTTTTTCTCTCCACCTTTGACGAATGACAAAGAGGTGGGCGTTACGGAGATAAACGGAGCCGTATCATCAAAACTGAAAGGAGAGCTACCGTCCAGCGGTTTCATCATCTCCATCTCACACTCGATACCCAGCGGATCATCACCGCCAATCTTGCCACGGACTGCACCGTCCAGCGTCATGCGTTTCACCTCCACGGTCTGACCGGTTCCACAAAGGATCTTAAGCGAACCCTCCAACGAGACGGACTCCGAGGGAGCTTCCCATTTCGTACCGTTCACCTCACCGCCCATCACGTCCTTACAGTTTTGGGGAACAAGTTCTATCAGGGTGAACTTTAACAGGTTGGTGGCATCCTTTTTCTTGATTTTCTTTACCGGGGCATTGCGTACCTGTGCGGCAAAGAGCTTGATATACTCAGCCGCATCACCACCCCAATCGATGCCATCCTCTGAAACATTGCCGATTTTCTTTCCATCGAAATAGATCGCATCAAGGAGCATCATATATCCGTCATTCACATAAACTTTTGACATTGTTCTTTATTTTATAAAAGTTAATACTCTATTCTTTAGCTTCTTTAGCGGGGAAGTAAGCAATAGACTGGCCACGAAACCCACCAATAACCATTTATACCATGTAGCAGGAGGCTTTTCCTTAATGTTTTGAACGGCATCGCTGTCCTCATTATAGAATTCATCACTCTGGCTGGCTGTCTGCTCCATCCGGGAAATAACCCGCTTCAAGCTATCCACCTCGCTACGCTGTCGGAACACCTCACGCTCGTAGAAAAGGCATTGCCGGGCGATAGAGTCACATTTGCCGGTAACCGTGATGTTATCGCCATGCCTTTGCACGCTTACCGATGCCTGACCGTCTTTGGCCGTGTAGCCAGCACCGTCCGGCAAGTTAAGGAGGTTCTGTATCGGAACATCCACTTTCGCCTCCGATTCCGGGATCCCCTCCCGTGTCAGGGCGGTTATCGTCTGTCCCTGCAGTAGCTCCCCCGTCCTCTGAGCCGTCACGTCTGACTGCTCTCCGGTTACTCCGGTGGTAGTTCCGCTTTTCGTCTGTTCCGTCAGCGTGTGCGACTGCCGGTTCTTGGTTAGCTTCGCCGTGGCACACCCAGTCAGGATGAACACGGCTATAATTAGTGCGAGGGTTGCCCCTCGGATTAGGTTTCTCATCATTTCCTGTTTGTTTATTGATTACTTTTCTTAACCTCTCCACCTCTTTGGTCAGGCGGGAGAGCTTTTGGATCATCTCCTCCTGATTCGCTTTCAGGTCGGCATTCTCCCTGCGGAGCTGGATATTCTCATCCAATATCTTCCGGTTCTCACTACTGAGCATATTGATGGACGCCTGAAGCTGGGAGAGCATATCATTGTTCTGCTTTCTACGGCCAACAAACCACGTGAAGATGCTACCGATAAAACCACCCGGCAGGGCGAACATTAAAAAATCCATCAGACCGTCCATCTCTTTGCTTTGTTATTGGTTAATGCCTATTTTCCTGAGCCATGCCTGAACGTCGAATGACGGGCACGCCTTGGTCGCAATCTCGTTATGACCGATGATTCTCACCCGTGGGAAACGGCGGTGGAAGTCTTTCACGTAATCCTCCAACGCTTTCAGCTGGCCGGGAGTACGGGTGTCCTCGGGAGTCTTCCCGTCAGCGGCCACACCGCCAACGTACACAATGTGCCGGGAAATGGAATTGTACCCTTTTGCCCCATTGGTAATCTCCCACGGATCCACCCGTGCGTCCTCGTTGTTCCGGGCCAATCGCTCCACCGTTCCATCAAGGTGAAACATATCGGTATATCCTACCTGCTTCCAACCACGGCCACCCTTGCTTATCGGGTTCGTGTGCCATGCTCTGATATCGTTACCCGTTACCTTACGGCCTTGAGGCGTGGCGGTACAGTGGATTACCAAATATTTCAATTCTGCCATAACTCTATCCTGCTACAGGAGTTCCCTGCACTAAAGCGATTACACCCTTTTTATCTTCACGCATGATACGGCCACCGGCACGTACAAGGAATGAATAAATATCACCGTAATAGGTTGCGTCACCCTCGTTTTCGAACGCTTTCACCTCACCCAGCGCACGGCAGACACTTTGCTCGTGCCATGCAAGCCCGGCGGCGAGGTCGGTGGCTGCACCGGCGGCACTCCACGCTTTGGGAGCTTTGTCCGCAGTATAAAGGGCAACCCTGCTGCGCATCATGATATTAAAGCTGAACAGCTTACCGAGGATACCGTTCTGCGCATCAGCAGAAGCGAGGAACGCCGTGTTCTCGTTCTCCGTCAGGCTGTTCAACAGCTGGGAGTACATCTGCGCATCCAGCAGCAAATAACGCCCCTCCTGCGGGATATCATCATTATTGAACTTGGTCATCAAGCCCAACACGTCTGCCTTGCAGATACCTTTACGTTTGCCGGTAGCCTTATCCGTGTAGGCATCGATCTCCGTACCGGTGGTTTCAATGCACTGTGCGGCAGCAGGACTCCAGTTGAAAACGAAATCGAGTGCCACATCATCCTGCAGTTTGAGTTTATCCTGACGCAGGACGGACTCCCGTTTGTCATAGCTGAGTTCCACCGTGTCGGCGTTAGGGATAAGTACCGGATCAGTGGTGTATTCATCCAGCGGGAACGTCACATCGATATCCGTTCTTTTGGTTACCTTAGCGGGAAGTTCGGTTCGGTTTTTCTTGGTTCCGGATGCTGCACCGGCATTCGGAATGTGAACAATTTTTCCGTTGTTCACGTACTCATCGGCGTTGAACGCCTTGCTCAGGAAGCTATTGGAGGCAAACAAACCCTCCACGATAGCCGCCATCCAAATTTCTTTCTGAATTGCCATTTCTATTCTTGTTTTACTGGTTAATAATTACAGATTCGGTTCGATGCCGAAACGCTCCTTAAACTTGGACTTATACAAGTCCGGGGCGGCATCTTTCAGCTCAACGAGCTTTCCGGCCTTATCCAACTCATCCCATGACTTTTCTTTCCAATCACCAAGCGTCACACCGGCTCCTTTATTCGTGTTGATCTGACCGGTTACCGTCGCCCGGCATGGGATAGCGGCCAGCATAGCCTTTGTTCCCTCGAAATCCTTATCGAAAAGGTTCAGCAGGTTATCACGGCCTTTCGCATCATAACGTCCGTCCTTGATGGCCGCATCAGTCAGGGTAATCGCCTCCTGCTTTTGAGATTCCTTTTTGTCCTTGTTCATTTTATCCATTGCGGCAGCCAACGTCTTGTTCTCTTTTTCCAAACGGTCGGCATTGGCTATGATTCCCTGAATGGCGGTTACGATTTCCGCCTCGCTTGCAGAGTCCTGCAGCTTCAATACTCCTGTAAGTACGCTCATTTTTAATTGTTTTTTGGGGTTATTACTGTGATCTATCAACCGGATAAGATTACCCTTATCATTCAGGTCGATAATCTGTTTGCTCTCTCTGTCATAGAATACCAGCGCATTGTGATTGGCTCCGATTGTAACGACACTGCCCTCCCGAACCGTCCATCTCGTAACGGTAGGGAGTGTTTGTCCGGGGAGCATCAGGTCATAGGCATCGCTTTTCTCCTCCGGAGGCCACGCACCGATAGAGGCCATACGGATAAAGTCATTCTCAACTTTACGCTTTACCTCTGCGGCACGGGCATCTCCCTCATCGAACACGGCATCGGCTAAAATCTTACCTCCCTCAACACGTATATTTTCCCACCGGCCAATCGGCAGGGAGTAATCATCGTGATTCAGAAGCATCACGGGATTCTTTTTAAACTCCTCCAAATTGGCTCCGCTGGTGAGCATCCTAAAACCGTAGGTGTTCACCGACTCATCATGTAATACAAAGGTTAATTTGCCCATTTCGCTCGTTTGATTTTGTGACAAAATTCAGGGTAAAAAACGGGCTGTACAAATCGGCCTGTAACCGTTTCAACTTAAACCGCAGCCATTTCAGTTTAAACGTAAACCATTACAAACCAATTATTTTCACTCACCGCAAGGCTTTACCTTTGGGCTATAAAATGATACAATTATGGCGGAAGAACTGAAAGCAAATCAACGGAAAGAATGGGCGAAATTGATGTATCTCAAAGAGAACATCACCCAGCAGGAAATTGCCGACCGGGTAGGTGTTTCCCGTGTCACGGTGAACAAATGGGTTAAGGAATGGGAGGGTTTAAAGCTCAACCTCCTGCAGACACGGGAGGAACGGATCAGCTCCACGCTCACGCAGCTGGATGAACTCGACCGCTCCATCGCAGGCAAAGAGGAGGGGAAACGGTATCCCTCAGCGGCGGAGGCCGATATACGGCGCAAACTGACGGCTGACCTTGAGGCATTGGAACAGGACGCCTCCATCAGGGATATATACAACGTGTCCCGTGGGCTGCTCGATTGGCTCCGACAGCAGGATCTCGAAAGGGCAAAGGAGTTGAGTGATTATTTCGATGCGTACATAAAGGAGAAAATGAAATGGGTAAAATAGATGATATTCAGGCATACAAGGAGTGGACTGAATACCACCGTTCACTCAAAAGGGACAAAGCCGCCGACAACCTCTCGCCGGTGGAACGAAAAAAGAAGCTGGAAAAGCTGGAGGCGAACGTCATCGAATGGATCCTGTTCTTTTTCTCGGAGTTCGCAAAGTACCCCTTTACCAAGTTCCACAAAAAGGCAATCAAACGCATCACCACGAATATGGAATGGTACGAGGTTCTCTCGTGGTCACGTGAGCTGGCAAAATCCACCATCGTGTTCATGTGTATGATGTACCTCGTGCTGACCGGGAAGAAAAGGAACGTGCTGCTTATATCAAACAGTCACGAGAACGCAGTCCGACTATTAGAACCGTACAAAAAAGCCTTTGAGAGCAATTCCATGTTAAAGGCGTATTACGGCGACTTGAGGGAGTTCGGGAGCTGGACGGCAGATGAATTCACTCTCACTACCGGGGCAACATTCCGGGCTATCGGTGCGCTGGAGTCACCTCGTGGAACAAGAAAGGACGCTGTTCGTCCGGACACGGCTCTCGTGGATGACTTCGATACGGATGCGGACTGCAGGAACCCGGACATCCTGAAAAAGAAATGGGAATGGTTCGAGGAGGCTCTGTTTCCAACCCGATCCATCAGCGAGGATTTGCTGGTGATATTCTGCGGAAACCTGATCGCTCTTGACTGCTGCGTGAAACGTGCCGGTGATAAAGCTGACCATTGGGATATCGTGAACATCCGGGACAAGGATGGCAAATCCAGCTGGCCGGAAAAGAACACGGAGGAACGCATTAACCGTATCCAGTCCAAAATCAGCACAAAGGCGTTCCAGCAAGAATACATGAACAACCCGCTCTCCGAGGGTGACACGTTCAAAGAAATGGTATGGGGCAAATGCCCGCCGCTCTCAAAGCTGCAGTTTGCCGTTGTTTACGGGGATCCGGCTCCGTCCAACTCAAAGAACAAGGCCACCTCTTTCAAAGCCTGTTTCCTTATCGGGTATTATGACGGTCGATTCTATGTTTATACCGGTTATCTTGACCACGTGGTAAACGAGGAGTACGTGAACTGGTATTATTATCTCCGGGATTACGTGGGACAAAAAACGCAGGTATATAATTACATCGAAAATAACAAACTGCAGGATCCTTTCTACGAACAGGTGTTCGTTCCGCTATTTAGCGAGAAAGGAAAACAACTCGGATTTATCGGGATCATACCGGATACCCGGAAGAAACCGGAAAAGTTTGACCGTATCGAGGGAAACCTTGAGCCGATCAACCGGCGAGGACAACTCATCCTCAACATTGACGAAAAGGATAATCCGCACATGAAAAGGCTGGAGGAGCAGTTCCTGCTCATCAACCGAGCTATGAAATCACCCGCTGACGGCGTGGACTGCATCGAGGGTGGCGTGTGGATCATCAACCAAAAGATAAGCACGCTCTCGGCTGGATCCTACACCGTGGGCGCACGTGTAACCAATAAAAAGAGATTTTAATCATGGCATTTATCACACCCAAAGAATTGGAAACGCACCTCTATAAAGAGAATATAGAGGCTATCAGCAGGGAGGATGAAACAATCCTCACGGCAGCCATAGACGCTGCCGTACAGGAAGCATACGGATATCTTGGTGCGTATGACCGCAAAAAGATTTTCGAGGCCACAGGGAGCCAAAGAAACGCCCTCCTGCTCATTTTTGTAAAGGACATAGCCGTGTGGCATTTCGTGAACCTATGCAATGCCGGTACTGACCTGCAGCTCCGGCAGGATAGGTACGAGCGTGCCGTGGCATGGCTCAGGCAAGTACAGAAATCAGACATTAAGCCTAACCTCCCCATTATAGACGAGGACGGTGACGGGAAACCGGATACTGCAGGTGAATATATCTACGGGAGCAATCCCAAGCGTAATCAACATTTTTAATATATGACTATGGCGAACAAGAAAAAAAAGACGGCCACGACAAATACCGGGGCAAAATCAAAGGAGCAGCTGGTCATCCATCAGATCGTAGTCAAGGCTCCCCAGCGGAAAGTGTATGACGTGGGGAATTGGCGGACGGCTCTCTCCTCTGCAGACAATGGACGAACAAAGCAGCTTTATGACCTGCTTGATGATATCATGATTGACGGCGTTTTGAGCGATGCCGTTCAAAAGCGTATCGATGCGGTCACGAACTCGGAGCTTACTTTCCAAAATGCGGCTGGGGAGGAAGTGGAGGAGATCGCAGACCTGATGGACACCACCGCATGGGAGGATCTGCTGACTGAAATCCTGAAAAAGAAAATATACGGGCGTTCAGGCATTGAAATGACCTTTAATGACGGTTTCAACGTGGAACCGATTCCGGCAAAGCATATCAACCTGAAAAACCGCACAATCCTCCGGCAGGACACGGACGAAATAGGCATACCATACGAGGGAGATTCACAGCTGCTCATTCTCGGCAAAGACCGGGATTTCGGTTTGTTACTCAAGGCGGCTCCCTATGCCATCTACAAACGTGGAGGCTTTGGGGATTGGTCACAATGGATCGAACTTTTCGGGATGCCCCAGCGCATCGGTAAATACAACACGTATGATCCGGAGAGCCGCAAGCTGCTGGAGGAGGCTTTCGATAAAGCCGGATCCGCACCGTATGTGGTCATCCCAAAAGAGGCGGATGTGGAAACCAAAGAGGGCGGAACGGGTTCAGGATCCTCGTACAACGAATTCCGGCAGGCCAACAACGAGGAGATGCTGATCACTATCCTCGGACAAACCATGACCACCGTACAGGGAGAGAAAGGCGCACGTTCATTGGGTGAGGTTCACAAGGAGGTAGAGGAGGGAAAGAATAAATCTGACCTCCGGTACGTACAGCGTGTCCTCAACCAAAAGGTACTCCCCATGCTGGAGGCGAGAGGGTATCCCGTTGCTGGCGGAAAGTTCATTTTCCCAAAAGCGGCGGAGCAGCTCTCCGTTGCCGAGGTGGTGCAGCTCTCCGACATCATGGATATCCCGCAGAGCTACCTGCATGAAAAATATTCGATTCCCGTGCCTAAAGACGGGGAGCCGGTCGCAAAACGTGCCTCCTCTCAGGCCGCTCAGTTCGATATAGGAGAGGATTCGGAGGAGGACACAATCAGTAATGCAGACCGTAATTTCTTTATGCGCTTATGGGATTTTTTCGTGCAAGCCCCGCAGGTCGGGGCATCCATTGGAAAAGCCCCCATCAGGCTGAATGATAACGCTCCGATGTCGGAAAAGCTGGCCGCAAGGATTGCAAACGGCGAAACCGGGAAGTTCGATGCGGAGTTGTTCTCCTTTATTGCTACCGACTTTTTGAGCGGTGTTCAAAGTGCGTTCAAACGTTCAATGAACCATGCGGATGTAAGATTCGCATACGGCCTGCAGGATGACGCTTTTATCACCGCTTTGGAGATGAACCTGTTTCATTTCTCCGCCGGTAAGACGCTGGCGGAAATTCAGGAGCTGAACAAGGCGTTCAGGGAGAGCGGTAATTTTCAGGAGTTCTCCAAAAAAGCAGAGCAGATATGTGGCACGTTCAATAAAACGTGGCAAAAGACGGAATACGAAACGGCGGTACTAACGGCGGAGTCCGCCAGCAATTACCACCGGCTCATGGGAAAAACGAAAATGTTCCCTTATTGGAAATATGTCACTGCCGGGGATGAAAAGGTAAGGGAGGAACACCGGAAGCTGGACGGGGTGATATTACCGGCCAATGATCCACGGTGGAAAAAGATATTCCCGCCCAATGGCTGGAAATGCCGTTGCCGGGTGGTTCCGCTCATGAAACACGAGGTAGAGGGTATAGACATCAACGCCATGCGTGCCATTGTCGATGAATACCTCGGTACGAGTGAATGGAAAATGAACGAGGCTCAGGGCTGGGATTCAAACCGGGGAGAAACGGCTGAGGTGTTTTCCAAGAACCAGCATTATATCCGCAAGTTTCCCGATAAAGCCGCCTCCTTGCTGGGTGACCTGCATTATAATGATTACGGGCTGGAGTCCTTTGGAAAGAAAGCGGCGGCAGCGACCGAAAAAGCACCGGTGTTTGCCGGGGATCCGAACCAGTGGAGGGATTCGCATCAGGTGATGGATGACTACAAAGGCCGGAAGGTGCAACTTACGGAGGAGGTGTTCAAACGCCACACCACAAAGAAATACGAGGAGGCTCGTGTTCCTCTCGTGGAGTGCATCCCGGACGTGCTTAAAAACCCGGACGAGGTATGGATAAACGACTATCAAAAGAAGTTCGACAACCTGAACTTTATCAAGTTTTACGAGGATAAGGTGATTAACGTGGTTTGCGAGGTCAAGAACGGAACGCTCTATCAGGTCACGACATGGTTCGAGATAGAACAAAACGCCAACATCAAGGTGAAAGGCCGCAGGAGCAGAAAGATAGATCCACGATGGAGATATCGCCGTGGGCTGCTTATCAAAAAGTAAAAGGAGGCTCTGAGAACCTCCTTTTATATACGGATTAACATCCCGCTCCGCCGTATAAAGCCCGGACTTTTTGATGCCCCCGTCATCCGTCAGGTGTTGGCATATTCGATTCATCCCCGGAGCGATATGCTTACGGAAGCAAATATACAAAATTATTTCAATATGAATATCAAAGAATTAAATAATTATCTGCAATCGCTCCCGGAGGAGATAATCTCCGATGCGGCAGAAATCGTGGCGGAAACGGCCACGGAATACTATAAATCAGCTTTCAAGAAGAAAGCATTTGACGGGAACCCGTGGACTCCGGCAAAAGTACCGAAAACAACCGGTTCCCTGCTGATTGACTCCGGTGCGCTGGTGAACAGTATCAGACCGGCGGTGATAACTCCCCAGCGGGTGGTTATCTCTGCAGGGAATGAAAAGGTAGATTACGCTCAGGTACACAACGAGGGATTCAAAGGTATAGTACCCGTACCGGCACACACCCGGAAAACAAAACGGAAAGATGTACCGGTCAAGGCGCACACCCGGAAAACTAACATCCCGAAACGTGAATTCATGGGAGATTCCGAAGAATTGAACGAGCAGATACACGCACGGATAGAGGGATATATTGACTCACTTAACAATGAATAGCTATGAACAAAGAAATTTTTATTGCCGTTTGTGACCGGCTGAAAACAGAAGTACCCGGGCTCCGGTGGATAGATGCCGAGGAGGGACAACTTAACACGGGAGAGCGGCCTGCTGTGGCTTTCCCGTGCTGCCTGATAGATATATCTTACCCGTCCTGCGAAACCCACATGGGTGGACGGCAAAAGATAAAGGCGCAAATACAACTCAGGGTGGCCTTTCAAGCCGGAGGGAGTACAAATGCGGCAGCCCCTAAACTTGTCAGGGAACACGCTCTCTCCTGCATGGACACGTTGGATAAGATACACGAGGCTTTGCAATGGTGGAACGGGGGGAACCTTTTCAACCCGATGCGCCGCCTCCGGGGTGCGCCGGAAAAAAGAGCGGACGGTCTGAAAGTCTATAACGTGATTTATGAAACCGAGTTTATGGATTAGTTCCAATCAAAGCCGGGAAACATCGCTTTGAGCTTGCGGGTGGATGCTTTGGAACGCAGGAGTTCATTGTAAAAATCATCCTGTTCCACCAGCGTGTTGCTGATGGTTCGCTCTTCGACAAAGAACTCGTTATCGGAAAGGATTCTCAGCACGTCATCGAAGCGGCGGCGTTTGATCTCAGTCCAATAGTAATAACGGGCGGTCATGATGCGGTTCCGCTTTTCGAGGCGGTCACGGCGGGAGGTGATGGCAGCATCGGAGGAGGCAACCGTGCGTGTTCTGCGGCGGTTACCGGCTTTCTCTATTTCCGGGCAAAAAAACGGTATTACGAGCTGCTCCTGCATATTGATTTGATTACTTAATACAAAGGTACATTATTTGCACCATAGTACGAAAAAAGTCTGCTGAAAATTAGGATTTCAGCGGACTTTTATTATTGATTAAAGGGCTTTTACATTGCAAGCATACCCTCTTTGTCATCCTTACCCGGAACGAACGGCTTTATAGTGGTTATCACCGAGCTGGTCACTTTCACTCTGCCGGATCCGAGGCAGGTCGGACATTGGCAGGATCCGGATACCTTTGTCCTGTTCTCATCGCTGTACTCGAATACAACGCCTTTTCCCTCGCAACGCTTGCATACAGCCACACGGGTGGGAATATACCGGGCTTTCGCATTATTCGTCTGTTCCATCTGATTCCTCCTTTATTACGGTTAATTCTTCACTTGATTTCGGGTGATACATGAAATCGGTTTTGAGCTTTTTGAAAACCGTCAGTTCCACCTGAAAATTCTCAAATTCCTTGTTCCGGCTGGAAAGCTGGCGTTTGATGAACTCGGTAACGTCACGTTTCATTTCAGGAACCGACATCTCGCCACCCGTTTCCGGCACGTACAAACCCTCAAGCCGGAGCTTGCGGTAACCTCTGCGGTGGATTTGGAATTGAACTTTGTATATCATGACCACCCCTCCTTATGCCTCTGTCATACCGAGGGGAATGGTCACCCACATACCGTCCTCGTTCTTCATTTCCGCCCTCACGAACTGTTTGCTGATCGCTGGCTGGTATGCCTCCTCAATGATGCGGACACCCTCCATGAAACGGTCATTGTTGCTTTCCTCTGCAATTTTGCGAAGCTGGACGATACGGCTGGCTTTTAACGTGCCTTTGGAATCACGAGCCAGCAGTCTCAAGACCATGTTCACGAGTGATTTCGTTTTAGCATTGTCGGCGAGGCTCTCGATGTACTCTTTCACGATGGCGATGCCGTCCTCCACCGTGTCACGGTAACCGTCCGTCACGTACACGCCGAGGGTAATGCGCTTGTTCCCCTCCGAATTGGTAAAGGTATGGCTGCGCTGGTCATCCTTTACGACTTTCAAAACCTCGCATTTCATGTCGAGGATACTCTTAAAGTTCTCCAGCACCGTTTTTTTGGTTTCCTTGATATCCTCACTCAAGGAGAGGAGTACCGGGATTGCGCTGTTCACTTCGTCATCCACCATTTGGCGGTACGTTTCACGTTCGGCTTTCGCCTTTTCCTGAGTCTCTTTTTTGGCCTTTTCTTTACGGAAAGCCTCGAATTGAGCCTTTTCCTCCGCCGTCATTTCAACGGTCTGCTTTTCTTCAATCTGTGCCATAATATCACATTTTAAATGGTTTATAAATAAGTTAATTGAGTTCTTTCTTTGCTTTCTGCATATCCTTTTGCCGGATGGAGCGGATCCGGAGCAATACCGCATCCAAATCATCAGCGGACAACTCCCTGAATTTCTTTCCTGCGATACGAACGCCCAAACAAAAGTTATCCACCGCCGCCCAATTTGCCGTATCAATACCCATCAACTGCATTTGGTGGAGAACGGCAGAGCGTTTCTTTTTCAGAACCTCGTAACTGACCGGACGGCTGGATCCGGTCTGCTTCTCCATCTCCCGTATCATCGAGTTATATTCACTCAAAGTCATTTCTCTCAGTGAGTCCGTCCGCCCATTCGTAAAGCTGGATACAAGCTGCAGCTTTAAACCGTCCCTGTCAGAACAGGGCATTTTCGCCAGCAGCGTCCAAAAACGTGAATAACTGTTTGTCTTTGCCATAATCAATCAAGTTCAGGGGTTTCACTCTCTTTTAGGGATTGCAGGACGTACAATTCGGTAATGGCCGGGTTCGTCCCCAAATTACTTTCGCCGGAGTCATAGGCCAACTCAAATTCACGCTGACAAATGGCTCGCTGCTCCTGCAGCTTGGATGCCGCATACTCTTTCATGGCATCGACAATACGTTTCAATTCTTCGGGAGAGAACTTTCTGCCGAGTTCCTCGTTCTTTTTCAGGCTGAATACCTGTCTTAATGCTGATAACGCTTTCATATTTGCACGACTTTTACAGGTTGTTGTACTACTTTTACCATTGCCTCCGGCACATCCTTGATGATAGCTGCGGCCAGCTCCGGGTTCCGGAGTTCAACCACCGCCCAATCATCTTTCTTGGCCGGGCTGATCAGCAATTTCTCCGGTCGGTTAAAGCAAGTCCAATTCATCAGGACTGTGCTTAAAGAGGCTACCGGCAAGCCTATTTGAAAAAGTTCCTTGTTTATTTCCATTCTGTTATAATCCATATTCAGATTTCACCATATATTAAATCCTTCAGACTGTTCACAAAACTCTGCCAACATTTCTACTTTCCGCAAAAATTCTTCAGAGGGAGGAGCCGCTTTTTCACCAAGCAATGATTTAGCTAAAGTTTGTTCCTTTTCAGACATCTTCTCCCATTCTTCAATCAGCCCCCGTTTTACAAAGACATATCCCTTAAAAAGTCTTGCCATAATAAGCGCATCCTCCTTCGATACATCAAATCCATCGTTACTAACCGGACTGCCATCAAGACGGGAACCGTCATATATATATTTTCCCGGTTGAAATGTATTCGTTCCATATCCAAACAGATAACCGGCTCCAGTTTCTTTTAAAATGACCGGCCAAGTGAATATCATTCCGTGCTTACTATCAACACCATTTTTTTTAGGAATCAAATCATACCCCATAGCTCACTGTTTTAAAATTGTTTCTATTTCTGATATAATACTCTCCAAATCCCCAAGTTCCTCCGTGTATTTCATTCGTAGATTTTCCTGTTTTTCCGTTGCTTCTCCTCCTTCATGGATATCTTCATACCTATCGTATTTTTTCCTGATATTTTTATACGCCGTTCTAAAGAAAGGGAGCAAAGTCTTGCATTCTTTTTTTGTCATACACACTGTCATTTCGTATGCAGAATTAGAAGAACTTCTGGTATAATCTATATAGCTCATTCTATATCATTTTGCAGGTTTCCACTCGATAGTTATCACGGCATCGAGTTTACCGCTACCTTTGCAGACCGGGCAATCAACTTTCACCCGTTCCCGTTGTTCCTCTCCCCAAAAGAAACCGTTACCGTGGCAATAGCTACACCGGTGGCCTTTGCTGGAGATACTTTCTTTCCTGTTTCCCTCCCCGATAAACATGGGAGGCGAAATCGTTATAACTTGGTTATTCTTGCTCATTTCCGTTCGTTTTAAGCGTTATCTCCCCAATATCTTATCGCACCCTCATTCCAAACAGTAAAGTGCCCTACAGAGCCGAAAAAACGGCCTTTCGAGAAAGCCCGGAAACCCTCCACGTAAATTTTCAAGGCGGCATCATACATCACTTTCTTTGCGCTCCGGCCATCAGGGTTCCGTCCATCCGCATGGGAGATAAATATCAGCAGCTTATTCCGGTGCGCCTCCTTAAATTTGATGTACTCCTTATAGCTCATTTGGGTATATTGAAAACTGTCGATGACGTAAAAATCGGGGCTTTTATGTTTATCCATCCTTTCACTAAGCTCGGATATCGGTTCGCAGTCAAGTAGCTGGAAACGGCGGTTTACCTCGGCCATGTTGAAACGGCGGAGCGTGTTCTGCATGGTAAGGCTCGCACCCTCTTCGAGGCTGTCATAAGCCACCCGCCCGAACTTTGCCAGCTCTTTACAAAGCTGCATGACAAAGCTGCTTTTCCCGTTACCACTATTGCCCCAAATAAACCAAACGCCAATCCGTTCAGGCTCTCCGAAAGCGTCCGCCCATGCACCTGTCAGCTTGAGCGTTTCTTTCTTCATGCTTACTGCTTCTGTTACCGATAATGCCCGTGCCATAAATCAATATCTGAAATCTGTAAAATGAATAATCACTCCCTCGAAAGTGTCGGAGGTCTTAAAAAACCAGCTCACGAAATCATCGAGAGTCATCCCGTCATTAGCAGCCAGCTGCTCCACGTTCAGGATACGTTTCCCGTCTATGAAAACGGTCGGCTGCTCGATATCGGACTCCCATGTCATCTGCACCTGCTGGATACCGATTTTCTTCAATCTTTTCACCTCCAGCTGCGGAGTGTGATAAGGACGGCCAATCCACCGGCGGATAGATAGCTCCGCATCATGGGAGTTGATAAGCTCCACGTTGTACGCCCATTTGCCCGGATCCTCACGAAACGTGTGGATCTTGGTTCCTTTAATCACTTTCTCAGGAAAGCCGGTAATCTGGCCTTTTTTCAAATGGCCTACAGGGAACCGGCTTGCGAGTGGTAAAACAATTTGTTTCATATACTTTTTGAATTACGTTCAAACGCCGTTCAACCGGCATTTGAACAGGTTTTTATACTATTTCGCTGCCGCCACCTTTTTCTCCCGGTGAATGGCATCTTTCACGCATCGCAAATCAAACTCCGATTTCTCCGTCAAATCGATCACATTTGCGATCTGTTTCTTGTCCGTCAGGCCGTTGGCTTGACAAATGGCAAACACATCATTGCAGGAGGTTGGCTCCAGCTCAAAGAACTTACGCCCGATACGGGAATAAATCTCGTTATACCCTTTCCGGTTATGGTTCAAACCGCAATCGATACGGTGCTGGATGTAATCAGTGGATAAGAAAGTAATCCCGCATTTGCCCTCCAACCGGTTATACAGGTTGATAAAGTAGTGGAACACGTTATCGTTCAACTTGTCACCCTCATCGAATACCAAAAGCGGATTTTCCATCTGTATGATGCTCTCGATGGCCAAGTCCAATATTTCACGGATACGCATCCCGCAAGTCTTGAAACCGAGTTTACGGGCGATCTCCCGGACAAAATCACCTTTCCGCATATCCTCATCACAAAGGATGACGAACACCTCATGATTTTTTTGTGCGTACATGGTGGCTGTCGTTGTTTTGCCGCATCCCGCACCACCCACGATCCAGCGGACTTTTTTAAACTCCTGCGCATCGCTCAGGGCATACCATATTTCCTGAAAGGAGTTCGTTTCCACCAGCTGCCAACCGGTAGCTGCGGCTGCCGGAGTAATCTGAGCGATGATATTACGGAACATATCATCGCTGATATTCTCGTACTTGCCGTTAATCACGGCACTCAGTGTACCGGCAGACACGCCGTTCAAACTCGCCGCAGCCTTTTTTTGGCTGGAATACTTCGCTGCATATACCCGGAGAACATCACGGATATTGTCTTTCTCTTGCTGTGTCATTGTACTGTTCATTTTATTTTGAATTATAATTTTCCTGCTACTTTCTTTTCATTCAGGCGGATGTCTCCATTCAGCTGGTCAAACGTGATGTTGCTTATCAGTTTTGTCACCTTACCGGCGGAGAGCTGCTCCGGATACTGACTGTACCGACGGACACGGCGTTCAATCTCACGCTCCGTTTCTTTCTTTACACCTTTCAGTTTCGGACGTTTGAGTCCCTGTTGTTCCATGCTCACGCCGTGCGCCTGCTCGATGATCCGGGCTCCCACCTGACGCTCGATGCGATCCTCCGTGTTCGCCTCGATATTCCGGCGGATAAAGGCCATTTCGCCCTCGGTCTGCTCCTGAATGTTACGGTGGATAACGATATAAGGCTCCGCCGTCCGTACAAATCTCAGCTCTCCTGCCTTATCTTTCTTGTAGAGCCGTACCGAGGTATGGTCATAAGGATCATACATCGTGTAGAATTTTTGCCCCCTGTTGTTCCTGAGAAATTCGTGATCGGGAAAACCCGGGGCCTCGTACACCTCGTATGTGAACTCACGTTTCTTGATAGTTATTTTCAGGCCGTTGTCAGTATAAGTGGACGGTTTGTCCGTCATCACCCAAAACATCTCGATCATGTCGAGAACACCCACCGCCGGGGTATCAGGGTTCACGCTGTTTTTGTACATTTCCATACGGCTCAATCCGGTAGCAAAATGCCTGCTTTCGTTCCATTCTTTCCGGACGGCAGCGTATGCCGCTTTCAGTTCGGCCAGAGTGTAAAGTTTATCCTTGTTCGCCTCGATACGCTCTAAATTCGGGCGGCTCGTGTCCTTTTTGGTGGTGATATTTTGGCCGGTGAACCTCCAATCCTTGTGCAGAACCTCGGCCTGAAAACGTCCGAAAACACTCTCTATCGTTTTGGACTGCCCGCTGTATGGAGCCGTGGTTCTGTGAACATGGCCGACAATCTTGTCAAAGAATTTGCTGTTTTGCAGCTTTTTGTGGCCTCCCTGATTATCATGCACCAGCTCGTAAGGCTTATGACCTGATACCTGAACGGCCATGCGGTAGGCATTATATTGCGCTTCGTAGTCCTCGCTGTCTGAAATATGGTATCCCAAAAATACCTCCGAATAAGCATCGATGACCTCGTAAACCTGAGTGGTACGAACCACCAGCTTACCGTCTTTGTCGTAATCCTTGTAATACAAATTGATTTTCGTACCGTCACCGTACCATAGGGAGTCACGCATCGAAGGAAGCTCGGTTTTATTCTTGCGGCTGTAACGCTGGTGGGCTTTCAGCTCCCCGTGAACGGCATCGTACCACAACGGTTCGATGTCAGGACGGTTCAGGAACCCACGGAGGCTCTGAATGCTCCGGAGCTGCTTCCAGCCTTTCTCTTCTGCAATCCGGTTGAATTCCACGAATATTTGAGCATCAGTATAAACGGGAACGCTACTCCGCTTTAACGCTATAATCATGTTACCGGCTTCCTCGGTTATTTTCAGGGTATTGTCATTCCCCATTTTCTTGCTGATCAGGCAGGAGTAACCCTCTTTCTTGTATTGGTTTATCTTGTCTTTCAGCCGGGCGGCGTTTTCAGGCAGTGTGTGGCCATAAGAATCACGGAGGCGGTCTGCCGTTCCGATAATCGTTTCCCATACTTTCTTTGTACTTCCACCCAAAGCCTTGCGATAGCCCTCCCGGTCATTCAGGATCGATATCAACTCGTTCAGTACCGAGGCGTTTATGGTGTATTCCTCTTTTTTCCTTTCGGTAAGGCTCACCATCTCGCCGGCCTTGTCATACCGGTAATCCTCAAAGAATGTTCGGGCGGCATCATCTATTTTAAGCCTGTCTTTCATGCACTGCTCTTTGATTAGCTCCACCGGATCACCATACTTTTGCTCAAAGCGGATCCGGTAACGTTCAGGTAGGGAGGAATAGACATATAAGGCGATGTTTCCTCCACCGCCTCCACGAGAAATAACATCAACACGTTTCCTGTATTGCAAGGACTTCAATGTTCCGGGTTTTATTACCGGATCATTTCCTGATGTTAATTCATCGTAAGTTGCACATACTGTTTTTCCAAAATACTCCATACCTTTTTAAACTTTGTCCCCGGAGGCGGAGTCGAACCACCTCAAAAGACCGTCCGGGATTTTTCTTACCTTTGCAAAATCAAATCGTTATCATCATGGAAACATCATTTTGTATCACTTTTTACATTGATCAGGAGATTGCCCAGCCTGACAACGTTCGCACAGCGTTTGCAAATCAGCTAAGGAGATTGAACCTGAGATACAGAAGTAAGCCTTATTATCCCGAATCCGGATGGTTAACCCCCGCGTTTGGAGTTCCGGTGGAGTTGAGTTTCTATACGTCAATTCCAAAAGGCCGGCCAAGCGGAAGTAAGGCTCTTCATCAAGCTCTAAAAAACGCCGTGAACGAGATTGAGAGGGAACATAAGGAGGTTGTAAAGACAGCCATAGAGAGGGCGTGTCATCCATCTCGTTGACGATTTCGGGGCATCTTGCGGAGTACAAGGTTCTTTCCGCATCAAGCAGATCTTCAAACAATTTTCTGATAGTGTCATCTTCTTTAACGTGAAATACTCTTTTCATGATTAATCCTCCTTTATATTTAATGGTACTTTTTTAATCAGGCGGGCGGCATTGGCAAAATTCAAGACTACCACTATAATAGCCCATATCGGACTATCATCAGTTATACATAAAAAGCATAAACTTAGGCAGAAATACCACACGTAAAACTTTTGCCTCGCAGTCAAAGAGAAATACTCCCTGAACTCATCTCCAAAGAGAAGTAACAACACCTTTTTCATACCGCCTCCTTTTGATCTCCGATTTCAACACCTCCACGTTCAAGGGCTACCTTACGGATAAGCCTCGCCTTGCTGCTGTTACTGCGATAAACCAGTGCCTCCCAAACGGCTTTGCTCGTGACTTTAAAATCCTTTGAGATTTTCTTGATCTCACCACGATCTACTACTATTCGCTTTCTCATATCACATTGTTTTTAAAAGTTATTCATTGTCATATCAGCCGTTTTCACTACCTTTACAGCCGGTAATATTAATACGGTGATGCAAATATATAGGATAATTATCACAATATAAAGCAAAATCGTGATTATTTTCACAGAAAGAATAAAATTATGATTGAACGAATTAGCCAATTTATACAAAATCAAGGGATTAGCGTTAGATCTTTTGAACAGTCAATATCTGCGAGCGATGGCATGATTAGGCGAGCCATAAATAATAAAACAGATATTCAAAGCAAATGGCTTTCCGTTATTGCGGATAATTATCCTCACCTCAATTTAGAATGGCTAATAACAGGGCGAGGCTCTATGCTAAAGGAAACCCCACAGCCGCTATCACTCCCGACTATTAATTATGAATATAAGGGAGCACCTTACTACAATGTAGATTTTATCGGTGGATTTGATCTCGTTTTAAATGATCAAACAATTAATCCGGATTACTATATAAATTTTGAGCCTTACAATAAACCCGGTGTTGTGTGGTGTAATATTACAGGTCATTCTATGGAACCCGAATTAAGCAACGGAGACTATATCGCCCTCAAAGAAATGACCGATCCCGTCCAATATCTCCCCTATGGAGAAATATATGCCATCGTGACAGAAAGCTATCGGACTGTTAAACGAATAGGAAAAGCAGACCAAAAAGATTTTATTCGCTTAATCCCCACCAATAAAAGCCCGGAATACAGTCCGCAAGACATTCCTATTTCCATGATACAGAAAGTATACGCAGTATTAGGAAGTATGCACAGATTGTTCTAAATAAAAGAGACACACGCACGTTTTCAACACAAATAAAACAGAAATTGCCAGATACCTTTTTATAAATCAGCATATTACTCTATCATATATGCTGATTTGCATTATTCTTTATATGGTATTTTCCCCCCTTGAATAATACATAAAGCCATAAAAACGGGTAGTAAAATGGTAACTTGTATAATTCAACCCATCTTAATTTTGCTTAAATTGCATATCCAAACGCATACCCAATCAACACATTTCGTTTTTTTCTTGACAAATTTGCATACCCAAACGCATATCCTACTGCATATCCAATCCTCAAAAAACGAAATATTCCCGTTAAAATCGCCACTCTCCTCCCCCATCCCTATTTTCGCTATTTTGAGCACTAAATTTCAACTATTCAAAAGTAGGAAGCCAATCTATCTATAAAGCACAAAAAGGGCTGCAAAACGCCTAAATAAAGCATTTCGCAGCCCATGTACCGCATTTCTCCTACCCTACTCTACTCCGTTTATCACATCTCCATTGCCATGTAAAGTTGACGGGCGTTCAAACCGTTCAAAGTAAAGTCCAAAGTAAAGCCAAAGTAAAGCAGAGTAAACTTTTCGTTTTTTCTCTCTCCCCTCTCCTATTCGTACATAACTATTTGTATATCAAAACTATTACCGTTTATGCGGAATAACTCAATTTATCGCATTTCGTTTTATCCCCCTTATTATCTTTACACTCCTTGTTTTGTTAACTGGATGTACTGCACCAAGAGTTTATAAAAAGAACCGCTTCACAAAACAGTTTCAAGAAGCAGATTCAATGTTTACTCAAAAACATTTATTAGAATGAAGACATTAGACGAAAAGGCTGCCGAATATGCAGCAGGGGTTGTAGCTGAGTTCCCTGAACTTGCAAGCTACAAAGGAACTATTGAAACCATTTACGGACAAGGGGCAATGGAATGTGAATTACTTGGAGAAGAAACGGGAACCTTTGGGCAAGCACTTGAATCTCTCAAACGAGGGCATCTCGTTACTCGTAAAGGATGGAACGGTAAGGGTATGTTCATATTCATGCGTCCTGAAGATTGTTTATCAACGGAAAAGGTTGTTAATCATGTTAAATCACTTCCCGAATCATTCAAAAAATGGATAGCCAACAATTATGGAGATTCGGAAATTGATAAAATCAAATTTACTGCATACTTATGTATGAAAGCTGCCGATGGCACCGTTGTAAATGGTTGGCTTGCATCACAGACAGATATGCTTGCTAACGATTGGATGATAGTTAAATAAGTGTATGTCATACGGCTGTTAAATGTCTGCCGTATGACGCATTCTATACAATTATAAAGCAAACGACTAAGTTATGAAATGTGAAGAGCACGTAGATAAAGGAAAAACAAGAATAAGAGGCTGGCACAATTTTACTCCATGTAAAAATACTGCTAAATACAAAGTTACATACCCAAGTGGCAATGTCCTATTTTTATGTGGAGTCCATTATAATAGATTGAAAAGACTTGGATATAACGTTAAAGCCGAAGAAATCAGAAAATAATATTAGTAGAAAAATCTTTATATTACTTCCATATATTCAAAATCATGTATGAAGGATTAAAAATAAATTTCAGACTATGGCATATTGTAGGCGGTATTTACGAATACAAAACATTGATAAGACTTCCTCGAAAGCAAAAGAAAGCATTAAAGAAAAGTCTTTTGCAGGATATTTTTACGATTGATAGGAACTACCTAAAAGAGTGCCCAAAGCCTAAAAAAATGCCAATATTTAGTTATAAACAAGAATAAAAAGGATATAAATAATGCCGATAAGCGAAGTATATAACATGGACTGTATGGAATACATGAAGGGGATTCCTGATAAGTTCTTTGATTTAGCGATAGTCGATCCCCAGTATGGCATAGACATAATGCACAAGGGTGGGATGCCGAAGCATTTAGGCTTTAAGCAGTATAAACGCAAGGATTGGGACAAGAAACCACCTGGCAAAAGATATTTTCAGGAGTTATTTAGAGTGAGTAAGAATCAAATAATTTTCGGTGGCAACTATTTTACTCAACATCTGCCTCCTAAAATGGGTTGGATCGTCTGGGATAAGGGGCAACATGGACTAACAATGTCTGACGGAGAATTGGCATGGAGTAGTTTTGACAAAGCTCTTCGGATCATAACTCTAAACCGGTGTACAATTGGAGAACGAGGTGGAAATATCCATCGTTGTCAGAAGCCAGTGAAATTATATGCTGAAATATTAAGAAAAAACGCCAAAGAGGGAGACAAAATTTTTGATAGTCATTTAGGTTCAGGAAGTAGCAGAATAGCTGCTTATGGACTTGGATTCGATTTCTATGCAACTGAAATAGATGAAGAATACTTTGAAGCACAAGAAGAACGTTTTCACCGGGAATGTTTTGGGGAGATAAAAACAGAGAGAGGAACGTTGGTTCAAACTAATTTATTTGATAAATAGATATGAAACAGACAGTAGAAGAAGCGGCAAAGGAAGCAAGGATGACAAGTGCCGAAACATTAACTACTTATGGCACACACACGTCACTTGATGATTTTACATATTTATCTCATGATGAAATTGCAGAATCTGCATTTATAAAAGGTGCTGACTGGCAGTCAAAGCAATCACCTTGGATAAGCGTGAAGGGACAGTTGCCGGATGAAAATGAAGACATCATCATTCTATGTAAACATGGTGCGATTTTTAACGGCACATATAGCAACAATGTATGGTTCTGCATGGATGGTTATATCTATGACACGTACAAAGGTAACCCAATTTACTCTTCAATGAGCAGCATACCTCCGTCATGGGAACCGATAGCATGGATGCCAAAACCTAAATTTGAAGAATAATGAATATTGGAATTTTAGCCGTTGATAGCAATTTCCCCAATTTAGCACTTATGAAGATCAGTGCTTACCACAAAGCAAGAGGCGATCAAGTGGAATGGTATAATCCACTATGTAAATATGATAAAGTATATGCAGCTAAAGTTTTCACTTTCACACCCGACTATAACTATTATATCAATGCTAACCAAATAGAAAAAGGTGGTACTGGATATGATATTGAAAAAGTTCTTCCAATTGAGGTTGATCGTCTTCAACCTGATTACTCGATCTACAATATTGACTCCAATTTGTCCTATGGGTTTCTGACACGTGGGTGTCCCAATCGGTGTAAATGGTGGGTTGTTCCTAAAAAAGAAGGAAAAATCTCACCTTATATGGATATTGAGGAAATAACAGCCGGACGGAAGAAAGCTATCCTTATGGATAATAATATACTGGCCTCAAACTATGGCTTGCAGCAAATAGAGAAAATCATCAAACTGGGTATCAAAGTGGATTTTAATCAAGGACTGGATGCTCGTTTAATCACGGATGAAATCGCTCGGCTACTTGCAAAAGTAAAATGGATTAAACGTATTCGCTTTGGATGCGATACACCGGGACAGATTGCAGAAGTTGAACGTGCTTCCGCTTTAATAGACAAGTATGGATATAAAGGGGAATATTTCTTGTATTGCATCCTTATGGACTTTGAAGAATCGTTTGCGCGCGTCAACTACTGGAAATCTAAAAGCCGCCGTTTTCTTCCACATTGTCAACCCTTTCGTGATCTGAACAATCCACACCAAATTATTCCACAGTGGCAGAAAGACATGGCACATTGGGCTGATAGGAAGGAAATATACATGAGTTGCGACTTCAAAGACTTTTCACCAAGAAAAGGTTTTTTATGTAAGGAATACTTTAAAATATTGTGAGATGAAATTAAACAAAAAGACAGAGCGACTTATTAAACGTAGAGCCGCTGAATTTAAAAAATTATATGAAACTCCTAATCCCGAAGTAGATAAAATTATTTCTGAATTGAGAGCAGAAGCAACGAAACGTCCACAGAACATGAGTAAGGAAGAAGAAATTGCTTATATTCTGAAAAAGGCTGATGAAAATTGCGATCATATAGAAATTCGTAAAATCCTAAATGTAAGTAATACATGAATACATCTTTTGAACGATCTGCAAACGCTTCCGATGAATGGTACACACCACGAGAAATCATTGAAGCATTAGGTGAATTTGACCTTGATCCATGTGCTCCCATGCACCCTCTTTGGCCTACCGCAAAAATCATGTACAACAAGCAGGACAATGGTCTTATACAAAATTGGGGGGGGGCGAATTTGGCTTAACCCTCCGTACTCCAAACCGCTTATATGGCAGTTTGTAGAGAAATTGGCAGAACACGGCAACGGTATAGCACTACTTTTTAACCGGTGTGACAGCAATAAGTTTCAAGACATCATCTTCACGAAAGCAACCGGTATGATGTTTTTGAGGAATCGAATAAAATTCTTCCGTCCCGATGGAACACGTGGGGACAGCCCCGGTTGCGGTAGTGTTCTTATTGCATTTGGCCGGGAAAATGCCGAAATTTTAAGGAACTGCTCTTTACAAGGCAAATATGTTGAACTTAACAATGATAAATGATGAAAGTCTTATATTTACTCATGCTCATTGCCGGTCTTCTGTGGATCGGTGATTTCTCTATCACCTTAAAACCCTTTTCTGTATCTTTACCATGCTGGTATAAATCCGTTGGCATACTTCTATTTTGGCTGTCAATGACTATATATGTTTTAGGTGAGCATACCAAAGGCTATAAAGAAGGATTTGATACTGGAATTAAACAGTGCATTAAGATACTTGATAGAAATTGCTACTCTAAAGAAATAAATAATGATGAAACAGTACAGAATCAATAAAACGACTACCTTCGTAGAAGATAATTGCAGCGGAAACAGAGAGAAATACCTCCTTCTTGATTACAAAGTACAAGTTAAATTTGCAGGGATTTGGATAACAGTCAAGTCCTTTCATGATGAAGATGAAGAATACGCAAAGAACTGTGCGAATGAACTTCTTGAAAAACTTAACGAAAAGATTTGATTATGATTGAATTACAAGGAAAATTCGGCAAAGATTGTAAAATATTTACAAATGCAATAGAAAATGAAGCTATTGGAACGATACAAAACATTTTGAACAATCCGGTTACGACTGGTGTTCCGGTTCGTATTATGCCTGATACCCATCAGGGAGTAGATATAGTGATTGGATTCACCATGCCAGTTACAGATCGTGTCAACCCCAATCATATCGGAGTGGATATTGGTTGTGGAATGTTGTGTGTAGAAATTGAAAATGCAATAACAGAAGAGTCTTTCCCGGACATTAATCATGCAATCCGTTCCATCATACCTATGGGATTTGAGATTAACCAACAACCCTTATCCAAACAAGAAAAGGAAGATTTGTTTACCTTCTTATCTATCAGAATGGATCAGTTCTGCTCTAAATACCAACTAACCAAACCAGTTATTAATGAAGAATATGTATCACAACTTTGTAAGAAGGTGGGGATAAATGAAGGCACATTCTACAACTCTTTAGGTACATTGGGAGGTGGAAACCACTTTATAGAACTGGGGCGTGCCGAGTCAACCAATAATATATTTCTTACAATACATACCGGATCGCGCAACTTTGGTGTGAAGGTCTGTAAATACCATGCAGAAATAGCAAAATTTGATAAAAAGGCTTTTTCTAATGAAATTCAACGCTTGAAGTCCACTGTTGAGCCACAATTCATGCAAACTGAAATACTACGTTTGAAGGAAAAATTTGCCGAATATTCCGGGTATCTCACAAATGAAGCAATGCTCCACTATTTATGTGACATGGTGATCGCACAAGGATATGCCGCATTCAACCGCAAGTTGATTATACAGCGTATAATCAGAACTTTGAGCTGGAACGCTACAATATCCGTTGAGACAGTCCATAACTATATCAGCTTTGATGATATGATAATCCGTAAAGGGGCTATTGCCGCATACGCCAATGATTACGTTGTGATTCCTATGAATATGGCAGACGGTATTCTTCTTTGTCGTGGTAAGGGAAACAAAGACTGGAACTATTCTGCACCACATGGTGCAGGACGCTTATACTCCCGTTCCGAAGCTAAAGAAAGATTATCAATGGACGCATTCAAAACCCAAATGAGCAAAGTGTATTCCACTTCCGTATGTGAAGGGACATTGGATGAAAGTCCTATGGCATACAAAAATGTTCAGGAAATAAAAGAGCTTATAGAACCTACGGTAGAAATTATTGATACAATTGTGCCACTAATCAATATCAAAGCTGTATGATAGAAAAGACAGACTTCCCATATACTCTTGGCGGCTATGTTGAACAGCAAAATTATAAAGGTTTCGACATAGCCGTTTCCATTCGTAGATACAAAGGAATATCAGCTTATGTCATTTCCTCGGAGAAAAGGCTGATCCGTGAAGAATCTGCCACCTTTGCCGACAAAGAAGACATGTTCCGTTGGGGACGAGAAGCGGTTGACCGATATTTGGAACAGCAAGAACGTAGAAAAGAAGAAAATACGATCAAACGGGCAGACTATTATAAGAAGAAAGCTCGTGTGGCAGCATTGAAAGCCTTTAATGCCGCTATGTATTTCTCTGATATAAAGGACGGACTTTATGATAAGGCAAAAGGATTTTTTGAGTATGAACTGGATAAGGAACATGGAAAGATCAAATGAAAACACTTGATATTATACAAGGCTTTTGCGATCATGTTTTTCGTGATAAAAAAGGAAACCGCATCTTTCCCAATATTTTTGTCGGGAAATGGGAAGCTGACTTATTGGAAGTTACCCGGTCACGCCTGACTTATGAATATGAAGTAAAAGTAAGCAGATGTGATTTCCATAAGGATAAAAAGAAAAGTGATAAATATGGCAAGAACAAGTTTGATGTTGTCACTTCCGGCCAACGTACCAATTATTTTTATTATATAGTACCAAAAAGTTTGATAAAGCCCGATGAAGTCCCTGATTTTGCCGGGCTTATTTATGCTTATGAAGGATCAGTGCAATGTTATTCTCTTGAAAAGGGAAGGTATGCGGTAAAGAGAATTTTCTTTGAGGTAGTCAAGCCTGCCCAAAAAGTTTCTGACATGAAAGCGGATGATAATTTCATTCGTAAACTCGACTTATCCATGTACTATCGCTATCACCAAATGAGAAGAGATAATTACAAAAATAAGGAATAATATGGAATTAAGATTAGACCCTGAAATACCGGTCACACGGGTTGTCAACGGACATAATGTTTTCAATAAAGGCTATCACCACGGATTAAGAGGAAAAACCTATGAAGAATACTATGGCAAAGAGAGAGCTGTTGAAATAAGAAAAAGACACAGCGAGGCTTTGAAAGGACATAGATATTGGTCTAATGGAAACGCCCATGCCTTTGCGTGTATCGCAATCACTCCCGAAGGCAAATGGTATAGATTCGATTCAATAACCCAAGCCGCCCAAAAGCTAAATCTGAATTATGCCACAGTTCGCCGGTATATAAAACGAAAAATCAAGCCCCAAAATGGCTGGCAATGGTTTTTGGAGAAAGATAATAACTGGATAAAACATATTGATAATGGGAAAATTAAATGAGATCGCGCAGAAAGCTTATGAATGTGCCGTAAGACGTGGAAAGATTGATCCCGACAATGATAGCAACAACAATCTTCACCGCGATCTGCTTGAAGAAGTTGCCGAAGTCTTTGAGTGTACGGGTGAGAAATCTCCACATATTAAAGAGTATTTAGATGTAGAAGAAGAACTGGCAGATGTAATCATTGTTGCCCTAAGTACACTACATCATTTCAAATGTGACATTGATTCACTCATTGAAGCCAAAATGAATTATAATAAAAACAGAATGGATTGATATAGGAACCGGACAATTAATAAAGTTGATTGTTGAGACGTTTGTCCTTATCTTTGCACTACCATGTGTCTATAAAGATTTCATGAACTTATGGAAAGAAAAATAGGTGATATAAAAGACAAGAAGTTAAAAGCTGAAAATATCACACTGGCAGCAATATATAACATATTGTTCACCAATGACATAGTTTGTTCCTTAATTGTAGAAATGTTAAGTGAATTACGTAAATCAAGGCTTTGTCGTTTCCGCGTAAAGCAGCAAGGAAATAAACTGGAACAGTTGATGCTTCAATATGAAAAGAAAATCAATAAAATAGCTGGACACCGGGCTTTTTTCATGGCTGATGCTAACCAGTATATTGCAGATGAAGTACAACCTGATCTGCTTAAAATGGAATACTCCATTAAACTGGAATTTGACAAATGCCGGATTGAAAACAGTGCCTTACTTGCCAAAGTAGAACTTACAAGATGTATGGCAGAGCTTGCTTGTCTATCCCTTGACAAACGGATAGAAGAAGTCCGTCCATACAACAAAGAAGTAACCGGAATAACATATCTCCGGCTCACTGACACACTTAAAGTATTGGACGAACTTTCTGATATTTTATATAAGGGAGGGTATTGTGACCTCAATCAAAGTGATAATTGCAAAAGGGGGATGGCTATCATACAACGAAAACTTACTGATTGTGATATTATCAGCCGCGCAATCAATGAGTCAGACAAGTTAAATCCGGCTGGGGATGATGAATAAAAATGGCAAAATATCGTATAGGAATATCCGAGAATCTATTAGGAGACAAACGCTATCAGTGTCAGATTAAAAGATTTGGCATTTGGTGGAATGATGAAAGTTTCAGCACTAAAGAAAGAATGTTAGATTATGCCCGTAAACTTGAAAAGGCCGGGCATATAGTGTTTAACTATTTATAAGCGAACAATGAAATTAGAAGGAAAAATTATTGTGGCACAACCGATACAATCGGGTGTCTCAAAAAATGGTAACAACTGGCAAAGACAAGATTTCGTTTTGGAAATTCCCGGCCAATACCCTAAAAAAGTCGCTTTTTCAGTAATGAATAGCAATATTCAGAATTTTGGATTAGCAGTCGGGCAAGACGTTGATATTGAAATAGATATTAATGCGAATGAATGGCAAGGAAAATGGTTTAACTCCATTACTTGCTGGAAAGCAACACTCCGTAATCCAGGACAGCCTACCGCAGCGCAACAGCCCCAAACTTATTATCAGGGGGCATCATCCACCGCGGCACCCGTACAAACTGCCATACCTCAACCGCCAGTGGATTTTGGGGAACAAAAAGACGATTTGCCTTTCTAAAGAAAAAGGAGAAGGGAGCATTTCGGCTCCCTTCTTATTAATTAATGTTCCACCTTTACAATTTCATTATAAACGATTTTGCTTCGTGGGTTATGATTGACTATCGTTTGTTTATACCCCTTTGTCCCCCATCTCCACCATAGGAACCTGTGTTTATATATCCGGCTTATCGCACTTGAAAGACTGTCTCTCACTTCATAAGTAAATGTGCTGTCAGGAATATTTGCATAAAAATCCACCCATTTATCTGAATAATTGAAACAGCTGTCTTTCAGAACAAATACAATACTGTCTTTAGTGACAACTTTTGTGGTTGTGATATATTCGACTTCTTTTGGACGCAGATTCAATTCTTTTATTAGTTTTGCATCCGCACTCCGCAGCTCTTTCAATTCTTCTATGTTAAGCCGTAAAACATGGTTTTCAACCACATTTAGACTATCCCTAATCTTATATTCTTCAAGCCCAGTACAGAGACTTTTCATATTATCTGAAAGTCGGGCACTTTCCTTCTTCTCTTCCTGCCACAACCGGTACATCAAAAAGGTTGCCGCAAGGAGTAACACAAAGATTACTCCTATACCTATCTTCAATCTCATAATCAATCTGTATATACATTTTTACCAACTTCCGCAATAACTACCCATGCACCATTACAGAAACCATATATCTTACCGTCATTCTCCGGCATTTCAGGTATTGTATTAAGTTTTGTTTCATTGGCAGTGGCTTTGCTAAGAGCTGTTTGAGCTGTACTTTTTGCAGCATCAGCCGTTGTTTGTGCGGTCACGGCCTTTCCATCAGTAACAGCCAACATTCCAGTCAGAGTTTTTTCATTGGTTACTCCTGCAAGGAAGGTTTCAATTTCATTGAAGGTGTCAATGGCCGTAGTCGCATCAACAGTACCAACCAATTCATCCAAAGCGGTCTTCACCGCATTTATGGACTGTTCCAGTTGGGACTCTGCCAGTTGAGCACGTCCGCTTTCTGCTAAAATATCCGATTTGCTCGCACTGCTGCTACCATCAGAACTTTCCAAAAATGAAGATGAAATAGGAAGTTCATTACATCCTACCATAACATATTGTCCGGCTATCAACCCGTCGACATTCATATCACAGAACTCTCCAACCCCAAGTGCTGTTTTGTAAGGTACATAATCCTTTCCATTAGAACTTTTGTACACAACAACTCTGTTGTTTGCTGCATCTCCAAAATTGATGCTAATAGCAAATTTCCCAGTAGATAACTGTATAGGTTGGCTTTCGTACCAATCCTCTTCTTTAAGAGTAAAATTCAAGTTTGCCATATCTTCTATGTGTTTATATGTTTGTTTCCTATATCAACTCCCAACCTTTCCTTACCTCATCCATGTTTGCAGGAACACCATTCTCAACATAACTCATTGCAGCCACCACCGCAATAAGTTGTTCCCGGTTGTTTCTGTTCAGAATTGTATGACGAGATATGCCTGAACGCTTTTCGACTGTGGCAATATACACTTCAGTATTGTTCTCACATGGCGGTGCCCATCGCATAATAACATCTTCAAGTTCATTGGCCGTGCCGTCTTTGTCAGTATCATACTTATTAAGAATATAAGTTTGAAGAGTTTTAAAAGCAGCACGATAACCGTATGCCATAGTTTTAAACTGAAAGAAACTTTTATCTGTCTGTGTTGCAGACAACCCCTGCCATTTCGTATTATTTCTCCGTATATTTAACGGATTATTATTCCGTAGTCCCCGTGTCATTTTTATCCTCCTTTTCTTTTTGTGTTTCAAACAATATTTGTGCGGCCAGTCGTGCTATATCGTCCTTATTCTCAATGATTATACTCATGGTCTTTTCCGCTTTCCGAAGCTCGGCCTTTTCCCATGATTTCTCACGTACCGATTTGAACTCACAGAAAACGCAATAAACCGCCCATAACATAGCGAATACTGGAAATGGAATGACGATGCAACATATAAGGTCAATCATAACCAGTGTCAGAAACGGATTAAAATATTTCTTCGCTTTTGTCGCTGTCATTTTGTACTTCTTCGAGGTACGAAGTTCCCCACGCTGTTTGGCCTTCTGAATCCCCGAAATAAAATCTATCCCCATTGCGATTATGATAGCTGTCATACTTACCGCTATCAAAACCAAATGTAAAAACAAATGGTCGTGAATGAATGTTTCAATAATGTCGTTCATATCCTTTTGTGTTTGCGTTTATTATTTTTATTCCAATAGTAATTTGTTGATAGCATCAATAAAGGCTGGGGAACATAAACTTGCGTATTCCTTAATCATATTACACTCTTCATCGTTATACTCAATTTCTCCATTGGAGTTGAATATTTTAAATGCGAGGGCATGAGCCTCTATTCCCCTGCCAAGTTGATAAATGATATTGGCAAAATCCTTCTTGTAGTTCTCAACGGAACATCTCGTCTTATCAATATCAACAAATATCTCAATTCTTTCAAAATTTATCCTTTTCATAATCACTTCCAATCATTATCATTTGAAGCACCGAACATCAGTCCTCTTCCCAACCAGTCAGAGTTCGGTGACGGATACATAAAATCCACCAACTGCATACAATGGTGCATGGAACCGCCATTCAATGTTTGCTTTGTTCCATTCGCATATATCTGAACATTATTATAATTGTCATTTGCATTAACCACGAATATCCTTTGGGTGACGGCAAGACTCAAAAGATAACGGTAGGTTACATTCGATGTTATTCTAAATATAACCGTATCAACTGGAAAACCCGAAGTTTCACCGTTATAATCGTATCTTGGCGAATAGCAAGGAACTGTATAATAAGTTTCGTTAGCAGAGGAAGTCCCGGAAGTCAAAGGTATATAAGTACCGGTTTTATCAGCACCTTTTGTGTACACATAGGCATAGGAGCCGTAAACTACCATAATGCTTCTTTCCCTTGCGCCAAACACGCCTCTACACCATAAGTCAGAAGTGTAGAAACGTAATGACCGGTTATCCTTAGTACCTTGATGATACATATCACCATCAAACCACATTCTTCCATCACTTCCAAAGCTGATTCCTCCAACCGCATCACCAGCAGCATTCACGCAATTCAACCTTGTAAAAGAGCCTGATACACCTTTCAATGTACCTTCAAAAGTGCTGTCACCTGAAATAACCGCACCAGCCGCATAGAGTTTCCCTGCTATACTCACCTTATATGGCGCATCAGTCGGTGTTGTAGCTCCAACCCATAACGGATAGTCACCACCAACAAGACCTGCTGCAACCGTTTTATTATCGCCCTTCATTATCAAAAGCTGATTACCCTGCATGAACCGTAGAATAGCATTTTGAGCCATGATAAGCGGAGTGTACACTGGCACCAAAGAATTAAACTTCTGCCAATAAGTTGTATTTGTCACCGGAATGGAATCACTGGACGTATGAGTTTTCAGACATTTATACGCATTAAACGTATTAGCACCGGTAGTCACAATTGCAATATCCAAGTACCGGGTACCGGAAGTCAAAGCCTCGTCATTGCGATACTCTATGCCTTTAGCCCATTCGGATTGCCGGAGAATACAGCCTTGCAGCCCGTTTTTCCCCGGTTCCCCATTAGTACCGTCAATTCCATTTTTGGCCTTTCTTCGTATTAATATATGCCCTTGCGCCTCCATACCGGATTACTTCAATTTTGCTAATACTTCTTTTGCGATCTCCTTAGCCTTGATACGATAACTCTGATAATCAGTGTATTCTTTCAGATATTCGGCACGCTTACCTTCGTCAAGTTCCGAAGCCATATCACGTGCCATTTCCAAGTTGGCGAAAATGGCATCACGTTTATTCGCATCATAACGTTCCATGATAATGGCACTTACAATACTGTCATAATCATGTTCCCCTTCAACATCCACGTTTTCACAGACATACTGGTCTTCAACCACCACATCTTCCGAACCGGCCTTTTGAACAGCTTCTCTTCTCTCAAAGTCGAAGTAAATGCGTAGCAACGCACCTTCAACTACAAATTCAATACCAGTCGGCAGTTCTCCTACAAGAGTTCCATAACTTTTCATAAATTACCTCCATTTTTATAATTATTCTTCAAAATAATAAGCACTCTTCCCGTCACCTAACGAACGCCGCTTGACAATCACATTTTCCACTGGAAAAATCTTCTGACCGTTATTCTCCGCTTCGCGAGCCTGATCCAACACATCTTTCAGATTGTAACAGTTCGTTATGAATTTGCTACGTTGTCCGTTCTGTTCAAAAAGAACACAATATCTACCTTCACCTTGCTTTGTCTTCACATTCGTTTCAAAGTCCACCACTGTTATAGGGACATTGAGAATATCCATCAATCTTGTCTCTTTTACATCGAAGAACTTCTTTCCGTCCTTTGTTCTACCACTCTGTTTGATACCTTTATCTGCAAAACTCATATCATTATTTGTTATTGTTCTCCATAAATTCTTACAATCTCCCCACTTACACCAGCCCCAGTATGAAGCTCGTATCTCGCGGTTACGTTTCCGGCTTTTTATTCGTTTCACCTTTCGGGCAAAGTTCTTTTTCATATTTTTACGCATCCGAACATTATCTTTCGTGAAGCAATAGCCCAAAAAGTTAATCCTTCTTCCTCTTACTACGTTTTCGCTTTCTATGCTTTTTGTTCCCATTTTTTGTTTCTGTTCCTATCGGAGCAATACAACTGTTTGCTTTAACTACCAACCCAACTTTTGCACTTTCCCGTTCATACGCACGAATAAGAAACAACGCTTCGGCCTTAGAACGAGCCAGCATAACATTATCATCGCAATATCTATGCAGGCATTTGACACGATATTTCTCCTTCATTGTATGATCTATCCGGCTTGCCGCAAAATTCCCGATAGGTTGGCTTGTAAATGCTCCAATCGGAACACCTCTTCTTCCGTTCAACTTCATTCTCCAATACGTCAACTAACTCTGTTCCGCTGTCATACGATAAAACAGCTATCTCGATCAATTTAATAAATCGTTCATCTTTGAATTTCCTTCTCAATGCAGCAACAATAAGCTCATGAAGAATACTTTGATAGAACTTTTTGAAATCAGTCTTTACGAACCATTTGTATTCCGGGTACCGGTGAAGAAAACGTTTCATTCTCCTTACTCCAAAATGTAATCCCTTTCCCTTGATACACGCACTTGTATCATAAATCAAATTTCTATAAACATCTTCTTCAATCACCCTCATAATTGCATGGTGCAATATACGCCACGGGAAATATTTCTGTTTGACAATATCTCGAACCTTTCCTGCATCACTTTTTACTCTCATTACGCTATAATCCGGTGCCGGAAAATCCAATGTCAGGATCATCAACTGCAAAGCTCGGAGGTCTTCTTCCGGGTGTAGATTATGCCGCCTGATAAAGCGGTTTTTCTTAACCTTCCCATCTTGTGCTTCTTTGTCCGCTTCACGTAAATTATTTATCTCTGCTATACGTTCAAGAATATACCCGGCTCTTTTAGATTTCTTTCCACCGTTTGCTTCTATCCGTTTATTGTCAGCCTCTATCCTTTCCGCTATAATTCTATCAATTTCATTATGCGATAGACTCTTCCAATCAATATCACTTCTTCCAATATTCACTGCTGCTTTGTTTTAAAATTTACACCATACTTCCAATTTTGTCTTGTTCAGACTATTTTAATTATTCCGATAACTGCAAGCTGTTTTTACTTGCTTGAATAATTCGCCCGGAGCTTTCGAGAACCAACCTACTAACACCGCTTGTTGCCTTTCGCAAATTGGGCAACCTTTCCGCATTCTTGATTTTCTGACATCGTAACCAATTGATTACTACGTTGCAACGATATAAATCCTGCAAGGTCATGGCTCGGAGAACTCGCAGATTACTCTACGATAAATAAGTATGGCGAGAGCCGATATTCGCATTCGAGTTCGACCAATCGTTATTCGAGTTCGCATAAGCGAGGCCGCAATTCGCACCGTTATTCGCATTACCGCCCCAAAGAACCAGCTCTTGTTCCCCTCTGCCAACCGTCCACGCCTTTCGGCTTTCGTCCCGTTATCCGTTGCCGTAAAACGAGAAGGTGGACGGGTTTTAATTAATTGAAATTCAAAGAACTAATATTTCAAAATCTATTATGCAGCCATCAAAGATGCACCGCTAACAAATGTTAAATTCCCAAAATACGCAAGGCGAGAGCCGACATTCGCAGACGAGTGCGACCAAGCGCTACGCGAGTTCGCAAAAGCGAGGCCGCAAGTCGCACCGCTATACGCATCACCGCCCCAAAGAACCAGCTGCCCAGTAGTGTTTGCCCATGAATAATCAGCCCAATAAGAAGTGCTGTTTCCACCAATCTTTTTCGGGAAAATATCAAAATGCTCCCCAAGAATTATTTCCTGCACTTGACCGGAAGCTGTCTGACGGGTAGCTTGTCTGTATTCACCATTTGGATGCGCAGCTAATTCAGCAGTAGTCGGTAAACGGTTTCCTTTGTAAATGAAAATTTCCGTTCCACTTTGAGCACTATTGTTGGAACTACCGCAAAATACTCCTTGCAGAAATTCCCACTGCCACCCATAAGGATCTTCTATACCCATCATGTTCACCCGTGAACAATCCACTCCAGTATTACTTCCATTCACCACAGAAATAGCTATTTTGCCCCAATTGTCACCGAGACTCTTTGTTGCGCCAGTTTGCAATGCTGCCGCAGCAGCCCACAAGTCTTTACTGGAGCTACCACCCACACCATAACCAAGTTTGGCTTGAATATTGGTATCTCCGTACTGGGACAGCCCCAACATCATAATAAGCTTTCTCTGATCGTAATCGGTCAGTCCCCATTCCTTACCGTTCACTTGTGCAGCATTCCAAAATGCGTTGATTGTCTTGCTGCCTGCCGGTGCAACTCCTGAACGTGAAACAAGTGCGCTACCTGACATGGAGCCTTTGTATGCACCGATACAGTTATACATTCCACCATTTGCCCCACCAATAAACTCACCGCCAATAGGTAGCATCGAGAGCCATAAGACTGGTACACCACTCACACTGTCAGTCTGTACACGATAATACAAACGTGGCCCTATCCACATCACATGCCCTTTGGTTTCATCCACCGCAGTACCATCAGCAAACACCGCACTATTGGTAGGGGACATTTTAGCAGCCCTTCCATCATTCGTTACGAGATAACGGCCACAATACAACTTGTATTCTGTCCATGCGGCTGTATTACCTATCACACCATAGTTCGTGCTACTTTGGGTTGATTGTTTGATTGGAATCCCCCAAGCCACCTGCCTCAACATTTGTTCGTCACCATTATTAATAGCATTCATGAAGTTTTCCACGGTAATGCGTCTGACACTACCACCAACTTCCACCAATACTGTATTGGAACGCAGAATGGAGGTCACCAATGTTTCATTTCCTAATCCTTTAGTTGCCATAATATTATTTTGTTTTTATGTTAATTAAAATGACATTCTGCCAAAACATCAACATCATATTGAGTCCCGTTTCTGTCAGTTTCCGTTGTTGTTACAGATATAGAATTTGTTGTAGAATGTTTCAAACTCTTCCAGTTTTCCTTATCCATCACATCCATAGTCCACGATGCGGAAGTAGGAGTATAAGTTGACCCCGTAGTCATATTTACAATCTTGGCACTTACTGTAACGGGTTGTCCGGTATCAACCTCTTTGTTGGAAGAAGTTATATAACATACAATTTGAAATTCATCTGCCGTATCAATGATACGTACCCCGGCACGTGCTATCGGTTGTGAAGCACTTGAAGACTGATAAACTTCTGCTATGAATAACTGGGTACCGTCCACATCACCACGGGTAACAGTTACACTTTTCTGTCCGTTCTTATCAGTCCAAGCCGCCGTGTCCTTATACCATTTTATATAGTAATCGGTAATGGCATTGGCACCGGCATACAGCTTGGTAGTCAGAGTACAACTTGTTACTTTGCTTGTTAACTGTTCGGTACTTGCAAGAATAGCAAGATAGTAAGAGCTGGCTCCCATATTCTGAATGGCAATAGGCAGTTCCCCGGTCAAATTATACTCAACACCTGCCGTAGAAGCGACACATGAATAAGTCAATGTATCTCCTGCAATATTCGTTTTGCTTGCCAAGTTTCCGACAATTTTAATGGCACCGGTACTGGTATTCAAAGAGAATTTGCCCGTACTGTCTTTTTTCCAACCTCCACTTTCCGCACCGTTAAAATTTAAAGCCACTCCATTGTAAGCCCAACTATGACCAGACAAACTGACCGCCAACCCACGTGCCGAAGTTACTTTGGGTGTCCGTACCGGCTGATTCGCAGCTATACTCCAATCAGGAGAGACAGCCCCACTTTCTTCATCTACGGCCTGAAACAATGGAATGCCATTATTTTCAAAAGTCAGCATCAGGCTGTCATTGGAACGAAGACGTTTAATCGTGATGCTATTTTGGGCACTATAATTTTCTGCCATATTCCCAACCTCCTTCTGATATAATTTGATTCATGCTTGTATTAGTATAAACGATACCGTCCAACAACAGTATTCTATCTTCCAGTTCTCCATCAAGAGAAGGCAGGCACATTACCTCCTTTTCATTCAAGATGATGGATTCTCCCTTTACCAAGTGCCCCAACAACAGAACCCCGGCATCCAAAGCCTTTTCCTTATTTGCTACAACATACCTCATATCAATTATTTATATATATGTTCCCGTTACTGTCCGTATATTCATTTGTCCCATCAGTCAATACAGAGAAAGCCTTTTTTTGCTCGGCCTTAATGTACACGTCCAACCAATCGTCAAGATAAGTTTCACCAATACCGGTTCCATCCAACATTATCACAGTTTTTTCCCCCTCCTGCCATTGTACCCCGGTCTTATTTGCACTGTCCGTAAACCATACCATGCGGATAATCGGTGCCGGTATCGGCACAATTTCTCCATTCCACTGTACCATAGCTATATTCCTATGCAGGATTTCATCAGGATTGATGGAAGCCTGACTTGCCGGTATGCACGTAAATTTTGGATAAACACGATTGACGGAGAATTGCTGTCTTGCAACCTCCTTTCCACCAACCTTCACCAACAGCAAGTAATCCCCCTTCTCGACCAAACGCAAGTCCATTATCAGGCTGGTTAAGGACAAAGCCACTATTTCATGGTTTGCGGTAGTCAGCATTGTTTGACTTGATATGCTGTTCACCTGATAAAGTTCAATTGTATATCCGGTAGTTATTTTATTCACTCCCTTTGTTACCATAAGTGGAATGGTGCGCTCGTATGAATTTTCATCCAAAGCTGCATTCCTATTGGCCGTAGATGCGGAAATCAAATTGTTGGCTACCTTGTAATCATACAACAAAAGCTTGTCAAGAAATGGATTGTACTGGATTATCTGACTATCCCCAATAGACAAACCGTAGGTATCTTCACTCTTATCTACCGTTGTCAACATGATAGAGTCAGTCTTAACGGGAATATTCACCCCAAGCCGGGTATCAGCTATCAGACCTTCAAAATACAACTCAAAACTTTCACCCGGAGCCACATTTCTGCTTATGGTAATGGCACCGCGTGTATCTCCAACCGTATCTATACTGTACTTCCCATTCCATGAACTGATTGCAGAAATATTCTCTCCATTAGCAAACCAGTTCATTTTTGCCAACAAAGAATTAACATAAGGCATATCCCAGCTACCGTCAGCGGCATTCGCTATGACTTCCGGTAAAATCACCAGTGGAGTAACCCCACGGTCAGGATCATATTCATTTGCCACCGGATTATAGACCTGATTGGCCGGACTGTTCGGTGTCATTATCTTCAAGCTTACTGCAATCGTAAGCGGTTGAAACTCTTTTCTGATTCTTTTCTTTTCACTCTCTATCATATCGTCACAATTGCTTCTACTGATGCAGTATCATTTGTTGCCGTTATGGTAAACAAGGTACTTACCACTGTTACTGAATTATTTCCTAAATCACTAATTTCCTTTGTGTTATGTATCGTTATTGAACCGTTGAAATCCTTATGCTTGATATTCCAAGCTTCATCATCGGCGGTATCTCCACTATCCCTTCGGATAGCCCATTGTCTAACTGTGTCTGTAATATCCTCCCAACCTTTAAAGACCTTGCAAGTAATTTCCATTGATTCACCATAAGCAAGAAAATTGTCACCTTGCGTATCAATCTCAATGCGTACCGGTGCATCTATCTGTAACTGTTCGATTGTGCCGGTCATATAAATGTTATTCAGATAAGCAGAATAACCGGTCATATCCAACCCGAAGATGTTGAGATTGCTCAAATCCCCATCCTGCATTGCAACCATACTCTTTGTAAACTCCCAGTCATTTACCCCTACCAAGAAACGGCGGTATGTCCTCGTCTCATAAGCGGAAGTCTGGCGTTCCTTGTTTGTAAAGTTGCCATAAGCGACAAAATGCAAAGCCTCACACGGATGGAAAGAATATTGCCAACGATCAGAAACACCACGAAGCACATAGCGAAACCTTTTGTTTGTTCCGGCATCCAATATTTCTGTAATACGAAAATAGATTGTACAGAAACCGGCAAACATACGGTTGCCACGGCTATCATCTATATCAGATACCGCATTATTCCCCGGCGTTTCATAGTCATGGAAATACCCCATGCAAATATCATCCACAGCCACAGCACCTATTTCACCGTCTTGTAATTTCAAACTTATTGTCCCGGAACGTAGCAAGTTACCATCAGCATCATAATCAGGCTCAACACTCTCTATAATTCCAGCACCGGGAGAACGCCATTTGTCACCAAGCACAATTTCAGCACGGTTAAAACGCAATTCCGGCACCTCTAAAAACCTGCGTAACGTGAGGCTTTCCATATACCCACGTCCCATGCTGTCTATTTTCGCCCCAAAGCCGGTCAAACCCTCTGCAAAACCGCTTGCACCAAAGATAGCACCGGCTAAGAAGCCGATAAGCCCAGCTGCCGTATCATTGTGGGTGCGCGAAAGAAAAAGCTGATTGCCCAGTGAACGGATGATAGACTGTATCTGTTGGGTATTCAAGCCGCCGGTTCCCTGCCCACCACCTGCAATAGAGTCTATCTGATTTTGGATTTTTTCAAGCGATCCAACAGCCTTTTCCTCCCGAAGTGTCATAGTGTACTTCGGTATCATATCTTCTCCCTCTTTGATAATAAGGGTATCAATAATGATGCTGCCTTCAATACCAAGATCGCTATCAGTGAATAGCATCAAGTCCCCTTCTTTCAAAGTATCATGTATGCTTGCTTCCCCCCTTGCAACAGCCTCATCATGTTGGCGTGCCATGAAAATATCATCCACCTTCGGTTCATACGAATAGCGCACATAGTCATTCTTTGCAAGATATTTTTTCGCGGTAGCAAGCAACCGTTGTGAAGCGGCCTGAATATAAACGTCCGGCATATCAATATAAAGCAGGACAAACTTGTCACCGGACTTTATATTGTAATCCTTGTATGGGAAATATAATTTCAGACTTTCATCATATACACGGTTACAAGTCAGCACATATTTATTGCCCTTCTTCTCACATTTGGTTATTTCAAAATCCCGGCCACCACACATGCCGTTTTTCATGCTAATGGTGGCTGTTTCAGAAGTCAGGTAATCGTTTATATTGAAACCAACATCTTTTAGCGTTATTGTAAAAGGTGGGACATCTTCACCTTCCTTCAGGCTATCCATTGTACCATCATCTGTCAGTTGTTCGGCATCAGCCACTTCGTCAAGATTGCCATTATCCCCGGCATCCAATGATACATAAATACCTGCATCTTTCAACTGTTCGGCGGTCATACCTTCCATTGAAGGACATATTTCTTCCAAATCACCGGTACCGTCAAAATAAACACTCCCTTCCCGAATGCCAAGCACAGCAATATTCTTGCTGTCAATATATGGATCAAGCGTTGTCTTAGGAAAATCAGGTAACATCAGATTTTCCACGGCCATGTTATTCGGCAAATAATTGGTAAGAGAACTGTTTGAGAGCTTATTATAATACCGGTTAGGCATATTTCTTGTACTACCGTATGCACGCAATCGCGTAATAATCTGTTGATCCGCATCGGCTGTACGTTGAATTTCGTACAAACCGTTTCCACGTCCATACTTGAAAATATTGCCCACAGCAATACCGGCAGTACCGATTGTTATTGTTCGGCCACGAATAACAAAGTTCGCACCAAATTTTGAATTGAACAACTCCAATGCACCCCATACCTTTATATTGTTCACATCAATGTTTACATTGGTAGTGCTCACATATTCAGGGTGTACGGCAACCGTCCATTTTTGTGCTCCAGTATATATACGGTCAAGATTTACTTGAACACGGTCTGCCAAATCTTGTATAGACGAAGCGAAGAAACTGAACTTAGGCAAAGAAGTGAAGTGTATCTGATTATCACTTTTCACATAATCAAGAAAATCACATCGCGTCAATTCATCTCCCGGCCAGTTGAACTTTACGTTATCATAGACAAACGCTTCTCCCGAAGTTTTTCTTGCCGCCTTTTTTAATGCCGTAGGATCATAGTTTATCTCAAACTTCTCACCACGGTACATAACATAGTCACCTATCTCAAAAAGAATGGGTACGGCACTTTTCAGAGTGCTTGTCACAAAACATGCACCCATCCATGTACCATTATACTCCAAACCTTTCAGTGTACAACGTACCGTATTGCCAGTTTTATCATAAACCTTCCATGCCATACAGCTATACTTTTTCAACCAATGCAACTATCTTTGTCGGTTCCGCAACACTATACGAGGGGATTATTTGAGTTCGAGGATCAGTTACTCTGAATTTTACCGGGAAGGTCAAGACTTCATCCATATTGGACTTATTAAATTCAAAATCTCCAACCTCCAGTAAGTAAAGTCCTTGCCGCCCGATACCCGTGTGCGAGTTATATATTTTCAAGGTGGCACCGTCACCATTTTCTCCCGTGAGATAGTTTTGAAAGGCCATAATTTTATCGTATGCAGTACCCAAATCTCCCTTATAGCACATCTCGGCTTCCAAGTCGTATGCCTTTAATAGCAGCTTATCGGGTATGTAAGTATCTTCACCGTCTTCATCCGGCCAATCCCGTTTGGGTAAATCTTTCGTTTCCCCACCCGGCTTGAACGGAAATTCTGTGCACACAATTCCAAAATGCGCCAAGCTGTCTTTGACTGGAGCATTCTCGGTAGTTTTCTGCATCAAAATAGAATACGGTTCGTTCATATACATATATTAAAAAAGAGCTTGCCGCAGAGATATTTAGTCTCCACAACAAGCTCTATGGCCTTATACTTTAATCTTATTTCAACGCAAATATAATTGTATTTTCTATATAATCATAGAAAATAATGCCATAAAAGCATTTTTTAGTAGATTATTATACTCAACCCCTAACTTGCTTCCACGTGTATGTTGAAAAACATAAAAAATATCATTTGTCATAATTTTATTTATTAATACTTTTGTATTTAATTATAAAAGAGGTTATTATATGTTAGGAGTTTTAGTTTGGATAGTAGTGATTCTTCTGATCTGCTTTAGTGTTACTGGGTGGCATTGGATTATATTTTATGTAGTCATACTACCATTTTCAACATGGCTATTTTTCTTCTATGTCGATTTTCCCGAAAATCGTTTTAATATAAAAAGATTCAAGAATGACATAAAATATTTATTAAATAAATTACATAAGAAATGAAAAAAAATATATTATTCTTTTTGCTTTATACTATTATGTGTTTTACTTCCTATTCGCAGAACAAACAGATTAGTTATTCATCTGTAAATGGGCTTGTAACTTACGACAATGGTTCAGGTACGAAAGCCGATATTGGTGCAAAATTATATATTATACCATGTAAATATTTCAAACAAGATATTGAATTAAAAAATGACTCTATACAAATGGGGTATGAATCTTTGTTACAATACATCAAATGGAAAGAACTTGTTGGGCAAGAACAAGCAATAGCCAAATTAAAAGAATATGACTTTTACATTTCCGCTGAAGAACAAATTAGGAGAGAAGGTGAATTAGCTATATGTTTGGTTGATATTCTCAAATCAAATAAAGTAAAATATAGTTGTACGATTGACAATACGGGAAAATATAAAACTACAATCCCTTATGGTAATTATTATTTTATATTTAAATCCGCAAATAAAAGCGTAGATAAGTCTATACTTAATGGTCGTGGAACATATAATATTTATAAAATCAAATTATATTCTAAATATAAAGATATTAGTACGTCTTTTAACGCTGACTACCATTAAATATTGAGCTAACATAATCTGGCTAATGTTTTCGCGTATAAATTATAATTAGGCTGGCTCCAAAGTCAGCCCAATTTTATTTTGTGCATTTTGCCACTCTTAGCCAAAAGTATTCAGCTTTCGAGATATTTGTTAAGCGCATCTCTCAATTTACGAATTTCATCATTTGAAGATACTATTTCGGATATTTCATCTTCACATGCGCAATCGCACATTGAAATAAGCATACCTTTTATGCCACCTCCCTTTTCTATTTTAGCATCTTTTGAGAACATTTCTATCGGGAGAAACTCGACTACCCCTCCGCTGTCAAAACTTACCGAAGCCGCAGCGTTTTTCTTTTCCCATTCCTCCACCTCACTACATGACATATAAGCCGTTTGACAATTTTCTAATTCTGGCTTCTTTTGCTCTATCATATCTAAATAGAACTGTATAGCCATTAAACCTTTCTCTGTTACCGTATTGTCTTTTGCAATAAGACCATTTACTTTGAATGTTTCTACAACGCATTCTTTGTTGCTCATAAATTCTACTAATTCCATATTGATTTATTATTTATAGTGGATAAAATTTGTATTTTCTTGCTGTAATTGGAACACGGCAGGATAGTTCCTTTTTGAATATTGTTTTCTAAGGTATGATATTAAATTATCGAAGTTGGTAATGAATCCCTCGTTGATTAAATCAGCCACCTTCTTTTCAAGCTGCCACAGTTCGCGTTGTTTGCTTTCATCACCCTGCTTGTTGCGAAGCATTTTCTCATGTGAGTTAAACACAACCCAATTCAATGCTTCCCCAACCTTTTGCATTGCTTTCGGCATAAACTCTTTAGGAACTATCTTCTGAACGGCAGAGCCAAGTTCTTTGTAAGCATCCCCGGCATCGTTTCGATAGCGAATCATTTCATCGTACACAAACCGTAATACTTTGACTTCAAAAGCCGGATTTATCCACATAGCAAATTTGATAAACAGAAGCGGATTCATCCAAACTTTATCGGGTGTTTTGCCTTCTTTCGTATTTCTACCCTTAACTTTTATAAGTAGTTGATTTTCACCAATGAGCATTTTTGCTCTATGGCTTTCATCCTCTGCAAGAGCTTTCAAAAACTCTGATGTATTATCAGATTCTAAGAATTTACTCATTTGCCTTCTCGGATTCCCTTCTACATTATTCCACTGCCGAAGCAATTCAGTTCCGTCAAAATAACCATCACTCGTGCGCTGAACCACAGAAAAACTATCAATGTATCGCACCATTTCTTGATTTGTTTTCATATTATAAATTTAGATTTTACTTAACAAAGATTTCTCCCTTTTACGGGAAAGTTCACGCTTGTTTTCTTCAAGTTCTTCCCAACGATTAATAATTTTGGCTCGTAAGTTTGCATCATAACCACTTGCGAGAAGAAGACAATCCTTTTTGGTGAGAATGTAACAAGACACTTCTTTGCTTCCACCGTTTGGCATAGGTTGAGGTCTTGATGATAATTCAAAACTGAATTGTCGTCTATCTTCCAGTTGTTCAAGGATATTGCGAATATCTCGCATTACATTTGAATGAGTTTTGCCCGTAATTTCTGCAATCTGTAAGGAGGTCATTGTTCTTTTTTTACCTTTTCCCTCATCAATAGGTATTAACTGATTAAAATTTTCCATATCTTTGCACTATAAAGTTAATGTTTTCCCCATCAGCGGCTCGGACATCTCCGCTTTTGGGGAATTATTTTGTCCGATCTTGTAGTAGGCAGGGAATCGAACCCCAATACGCCATTACTCGTACCTACTGAACCCTCCTTAATATAATAGTCACGCTTGACATAATAATAAAGAGAAAGGGCAAATCCCGATGAAGCCTAATGTGGTTGCCTGCCTCAAAGAGAATGCCCTATAATATTTTATTCCAGTTCATGACAACCACGAAATGAACCTAACAGCATTGTTTCCGACACAAATATAGAAACGATATTTTCACCATACAACAACCTAAAAATCAATAAAATAAATTCGGTAAACATCAGTAACAAACGGTAAGAATCGGTAAATAAAAACAGTTATATTTACTCTAAAATTTAGACATAATATAAATAATGCACGTATCTACCGTATTGTGACGAGATATTGGTTACAATTTATGATACCGTTCAAATAATTTAGAAATATAAAAGACTGTAAATAAATATATTGCAGAAAACGTGTTAGTCCCCATTCTTTTTATATCTTACCATAACATTGCCTTCGGATTCTATTTTACAGTTTCCACCATGAACATATACATAAACTTTAGCCACATCGCTTTGCCTTACATGTAGTTTAGCCCGATCATATACACTCACAAAAACTTTGGCGCAATCTTCCACTTCAAGAGTCAATTCACTATCATGGCGCAAATGGAGAGTAGCGGCTGTAAATTTACCGAAAGAAAGCTTGCCTGAACATTTACCGTTCAGTACATATACACCATTGTTGCCTCCGGTCACTGGTTCATCAACAAAAATAAGGTTTTGATGAAGCAGGCTCCGGTCAAAATTACCTTTTATATATTCCACCGTCGGATAATCGTGTTCAATACAAAAATCAATGCCCCGTATATACATTCCGATCAATTCTTGCTGGCTTTTATTGTTTTGCCAGTCACCTTGCCATTGTGTGCAGAGGCCATACGATACGGCATGACCTCTCAATTCACTATTCAATCTGTTCATAATCATATATTAAACTTGTTTACACCGTTTATATTCCTATGTAGTATATCCCTGATTTCTTCCACAAATTCCACATTCTTTGCTGTATTTATCTGTATCATTGTCAGTTGTTGTAATTGTGCTTGTGCTATTACATTATAGGCCGGGAACAATTCTTCAACCAATCTGCGCACATACTCCCGTTTAACACTCACGTCAGCCCGGATTGCATTTATATAAGAAGCCAAAAGGTTAGCGGTATTTTCAGTAACATTCTGTATGCCTTTAGATAAACCACTTCCACTGTCTTCTTCCTCTTCCTTCATACTGATACCATATTTCTTTTCCATATAGTTATTCAGTTTGTCAAGCATGGAATAGTAATCATCGGTTTTCTCACTTACCCCCATTAGATAGTCCGCAATACTTTCCAACTCCTTTTCGTCAAGAGAGAAATCCTTGCCGAAATAACCACTCATTCCATCCTCACCAAAAAGCATCTTTTGAAGCTGTTGCATGGCCGGTTCCAAAATACTTATTTTGAGAATGGAGTTCATAACATCACCCATAATGTCGGCAACCTTATTTTTGAAAGCTTCGGCACCATCCTCGCCTTTCTGCCATGCCTCATACAAGGCATCTCCCAGCTGTGAAGCCCAGTCTTTCAAATTAATGCCATAAAGAGATTCAGCCGTTTCTTCGGCAAAATCCTTTATTTGCTGTTTCATCTCCGCAATCTGATTCTCATAATCAGCCACCTTGCTATCATCCGTCTTCTTCTTGTCAATTTCGGCTTGCCGTTGTTTCTCCAATTCTGAAAGTTGTTCTTGCATCAAGGCACGTTGATACCCGTATGCACCACCTTCATCGTATGCCGAAACACGTTTTTGAAGTTTTTCCGCTTCCTGCTTATATTTCTGCAAAGACATCAAATCGAAGATGTTGATCTTTCCCTTATTGCGTATTGCACCAATCTGATTATTTAATTGATTCAACCGGGTACGGTCATTTTCTGCATCTACAAGTTTTAGTTCCGTGCCACTGCCCAAAAAACGTTCAAGAATACCGTCAATTTGTTCGTATATATATTGCAACTGTTGAGCACGAAGTTTACTCTTTTCAATAGCCTTATCGAGTTTCTTATCATGCGCTTGTGCTATCTTCCCAATCCAATTTACAGCTTCACCAGCAGCGGCAGCAATACCACCAACGATTCCACCTTTGGCGAATCCCTGCCCGATATTGCTTATAGAAGACATGGCATCCTGCACATTACCCATCGTGTCGGCCATACCCTCATTGCCCAAAGCATCGAACATGGAAGACATCTGTCCTGCAAAATTGCCGACAAGATCAGCACTTTCAGCGGCACTTTCTCCCAACCGTCCGATTTTCTTTTCCAGTTTGTCGCTGTCTTTTTCAGAAGTAAAAAGTTCTTTTACATTCTTCGCTAAGGTTTTGAATGGATTTACAGCCAACTGTGCATCTTGCAACTGGGGGATGGCTTTTATCAATTTATCCAACAAAGAATAAGCACCCTTAACATTTTCAATACTACCATCATCTTTCGTAAAAAAAGAAGTAAATCCATTGGGCTTTCCATCGCTATCATAGGAAACCTTTGCATTATTCTTGATTTCCCTTGCGATACGTTCAGCCTCTTTCAAATCAGAGAATGAACGTTGCTCTTTATCTCCAAATATTTTCTCCCATTCAGGTAACAATTGTAATAAGGTCGATTTTAATTCAATCAGCTTCTTATTATATTCATCAAGATAAGCCTTCTGAACATTGTTTAGACCTGACGTATCACCAACCAACTCCCCATTTTTTCCGACACTTAATCCAGTCTTTGATGCGTACTGTTCACTTAATATTCGTATCTTTTCTATCGTTGATCTTGCATTGGCAATAACCTTTGTATCATCAAGTGCAATACTTACCTTATCTTTCTCAAATGCCTCTTTAGCATCCTTCCACACCTTAAAAAATTGCTTATATAATGGGCTGTCTTTACCTCCTAATATACTTTCTGCTTCATCGTCACTCAAAGTGAATGGAAGATCAACAGCCTTTTCTTTGAGTTTCTTTTGTACTGTATCTATTAAATATTGCGCTTCATTCTCATAATCAGTCAAAAAACCAAAAGCATAAGTTGAAGCATCCTTCTTACTTGCACCGGCATTGATAAGCTGCTTGTATATATCCCATTTCTTTGAAACATCAGACACGTACCTTTCAAGTTCCTTTGTGGCCTTATCCGAAGCTTCTTTCATAGCGTTGGCATCAATATCCAAAAGCACTTTCCGTATAGAAACTTTCAATTCCCTACGCTCTTTGGTCTTATCGTCAAGCTGGTTAAGAATCTTATTCAATTCATCCCGATAATTTACAATATTCACCGGTTCTTTACCTTTAAATAAGGAATCAAAAATACCCGATTCTTTAACCTTGCTGGCAGCTTCTCCCTTTCCAACAATGTCAGTCCACTTCTTATATTCAGAATATGCCTCCTTTAGTAAGTTTACCCGTTCTTTCAATCTTTCGGCAAAGGCATCCTTTTTGCTCTTATCCTTATTTGGATCAGTGAGAGAAAAACCGATTTCTTTAGCTCCTTTCTCACCGGCTTGCATTGTGTCGAAAGCCTTTTTATAATCTGATACAATTTGCTTCTGCCAGTCGGGAAGTTTTGACAAGTCAATAGCTCCAATACCTGACAAATCTATTCCGGCTTTAATCAATACCGGCTTCAATTGATTTGTTGTCTCTTTAGCTTCCTTGTATCCTTTTTGTATTCCTTCAATGATTTTCTCTGAATCTGTGGAAACCTTTATTTGGGCTTCAAATTGCCCATCTGTGGCTTCATTGAACTTTTTCTGCAAATCAGAAAAACTTTGACTGGCTTCTGTATATTCAGCATTAATCTTGATATTGAACTCTTCTTCAAGAGTCTTCTCGTTAAAGAAGTCTCGCATATATTTCGGCATCTTCTCGAACGTATCAAAGAAAGAACTTATATCCAAACCGATAGCTATTTTCTGCGCATCACTCAAATTCTCCAAATCCCAGCCGGCAGCTTTCAGCCTCGACTTGTACCCAGATAGGAAGTCTTTCATATCCGGCAATACATCTTCCATATAAATACGCTTAGAGTTTTTCCACGCTTTCCGCAATTGAAAAATATCATCTCTATATCCTCCAGTGAAAGGCAACTCATTATTCAGGCTGGCCAATGCTTTGGGGTATTCTTTGAGAATGGATAGCTGTTCTTTCAGCGGTTTACCCGAAGCGGCTTTGGCAAAATCACCATGTTTGGCTATAACTTTCTGCATGGCGGTGGAATACTCGATATAGCTGCCTGACATGCGGCCAATAATCTTGTTTACCCGTTCCTCCGCATCAATGTAGTCATTGATATTTTCAAGAAAACTGTCATCAAAATAACCGTCAGTCGCTTCATTGGCATGTTCAGACGTACCTTTTATGGCATTCAACAATCTATAAGCCTCTTTTGTATCATTCAAAGCATTCCGAAGCAATATATATTGTTCTGCAAGGCTTTTAACCGTATTTCCTTCATCATCAGTCTTAAACGTTTCATTAAAAGTGTCTGCCCAAACTGGAGAATAATCCTTTAATGCTGTTTTCATTTCTTCAATAGAAGAAATCAGTGAGGCATCATTCGCCTTAAAAGGATCAACATCAGCAAATTTTTGAGCTTCTTTCGTTAAATTCTTGAAACCGTCTTGTGCTCTTGTTGTCAGCTCGGAAATACGCTCGTTCATTTCGTCAGCCTTTTGCCCGGACTTATACCATAATTCAGTAATGGCAAAAAGTCCAGCGAACAAATACATGTATGGATTGAACAAACCCTTAAAAGCAGTCCAAACTTGTTTGGCTCCATAACTAAGCATTGTCATTGCCACACGAGCTTTTCCAGCTGACATAGCCACTTGAAGTTCAGCTTTTGATATATTAAGTAATTGGGTAATATGTCCTGCCTGACCTGATTTAATTTTCCCAAGTGTTATCAACCTCAACGCTTGTTCTTTGTTCAATGCGCCACTAACAGCCAATGCCCTCCATTCTGCGGTAGTCATAGCATTTCTTGAAGCAATCAATCCTTTTTCAGCGGCAGTTAAAGTGCGGTAATTGGAAGCCATCACTAAATCCGCTGCTGTTTTCTGTTTAGCTGCGAGTGTTCCTTTTATTAATGTAGCATTTGCCACTCCCATGGCACGTGATCCTGCATAAACCGCAACCCGATATGTTCCAAACGCAGCTGTGGCCGCTGTTATAAAAGGTACAATTTCTTTCCAATTTTGAGCAAGGGTGGTAAGGCTTTCGGCAGTCCATTTCAATGTACTACCCATTGACTCCGCAATATCACCAAGCATAATGTCAATCGCATCAGCCAAGTTCTTCCATTTGGACTTAACTGATTCTGAAAGAACTTCCTGCATATTATTAAACATGCCACCATCATCCGTAAGTTCCCAAAGAACATCTTTTACATCCTCAAACGTAACCTTCTTTTTCGAGATCATATCAAGCACTTCACCGGCACTGACAATGCGGCCTTCCAACTTGCTGAATCGCTCGGCCAGTTTATCCACCATAGGAATGTTCGCTTCCGTCAATTGTCGTAATTCCGTTCCTTTCAAGAATTTAGCAGCCTTTATCTGACCGTAGGCCAATATGATACGTCCCATATCAACACCTACACCGGCTGATATATCAGCCAGCCTTTTCATGGTATCATACAATTCATTGTATGGTATAGAATACGCGGAAAGTTGTTTGGCATACTGATTCAAGTCCATAACCCCGAACGGAGAAGCAACAGCCAGTTTCTTAATCTGATTGAATATGGTTGTAGCTTTGCCTTCATCTTGCAAGATAGAGGCCATTGCAATTTTCTGATTCTCCAACTCACCACCAATATCAACCACTGCACGTAAGAAATTTTGTGCCGCATAAATGGAGTATAGCCCCAAAAATTCATTTCTTAATTGTCCGACAATACTCAACTGGCTGTTCATTGCTCCATTCATATTGAGAGTGGCTGTCATGTGCCGCCTTGCTGCATTGGCTGATCTCTCACGGGCATTAGCCAAATCCAGTTCCGCTTTGGCGGCACGGGCGGCTCTTTGTCGCGCAAGCTCACGTGCAGCTGCGGCAGAAGCCTCCGCTTTGGTTTGAATGGCTGCGGCTTTGGCGGCGCGTAAATCACTTGCTGTAAAGTTTGTATTCAACCCGGCGGCTTGCAAGGCGGCACGGACAGCTTGTGTGGTACTGGCCTTATCCACTACCACATTGATCTTAAACTTCTCACTTTGAAGCAAAGTCTTCATATCGCCAACCAACTTCTTCTTGTCAAAACCCACATCAAGTTTTGCCTGCAAGTCTTTGGTGATTTCCGCTTTCAATTTTTTACGTTGTTCCGCTGTCTTATCACGGAACAGTATATCAAAATATAAATTACCGAGATCAGCCATATATTATTGTGTTTGTGTTACTTATAATCATTAATGTTAATTGCTGTTTCTCCATTGCCATACTTATCTTTCCAGCGTTTGGCAGCATCCTCTATTTCGCTTACGGAAGGGGATTTGAAGTTCTTCGTATCGTGCTTCTTTTCCTTGTTGTCCTTGTCACAATCTGTAACCACAATAGACACATCCATTGCCAATAGTTCAATTTGTGCATTTGTAAGTACCCAATAAATACCAAACAAGGGCTTGCTTATTGGAATCCCAAATACTCTCAAAGGCTCTGTCAGCCACGGATAGGACTTGCCTATTTCCCACGTTTGTCCGTAGCTGGTTCGTGAAGGATATGCTCTGCTTCCTCTTTTGTCATTGTCATCATCGTGTCCTTCATCGCGGTCAGATATATGGTAGCAGTCAAGTAGTCTTCCACTGGAATTTTTTTTTTGCCGACGGCTATAACCTTCATCAGCTCATGATCTCCATATTGTTTGATATAAAAGAACCATCGCCACAAGAAAGGATAGAAGAACTTGATCTTCCAATATCCGTTCAAAATGATAGCGGCTGCACATTGGCAACTGATCTTATCATCATTTCCCGATTTCTGCATGGTACTGGTGAATTTGCGTATAGTCCCTCTTTTCAGCCATGAAATACCATATTTCTTTCCTCGGACTTCCACATAGTCCACACTGTCTTCCAACACATCATTCAATAGCCTTTCATCCTCCGGTGTAGGAAGTGTTATGTCATTCTTCTTTGTCATATTTTATCGTGTTTTATACGAAAAAAGGTGGTGGCCGGTATCAAGTAGCTCACCACCTTTTCGCTGATATGAATTTTGCAAAGTGTTATATCCTAAGTTTTTTATTCGGACACTTTTTTACGTAAAATGTAAATAGAGGCACCCTTAGCATCATTCAACGGAGAAACAGATACATTAAAGTACCCCGGCTTATCCTGCTCGCTGACGAAGTTGCTATACCCCTCAACATTCGGTAAGAACAAGGCTGTTTGACGGTCTTCACTACGCATGAAGAGTCCTCCGATTACTTTCTTCGGTTCGATATTGTAACCTTCACCTTCATAAGTCTCACCATCAATGGTAGCAGTCATAGTCACCGTTTCCGCTTTCTTGTTCAGTAACAAGTCATTGATCTTTCCTGCCACGGAAGGTACTTGAAACTGAATATCGGAATCTCCAGCATTAGCAATAGAAGTCCAAGTTGCTCCGGTTGTCAACTTGATCTTGGAAACATCGGCAGCTCCGGTATCAAATGTAACTCCGTCAGAGAGTACCGGCAGCTCCATATCAAAAGCCGCTAAAGTTGCGAGGTCACTATTGACTTTGGACACATAATAAACCTCCTTCATCTGATTAAAGAGCACCTTTAACTCTTCCAGTTTGGTAGTAATAGAAATCTCTGCCATAATCGTATCTTTTTAAGTTTGTGTCATTTGTTTATTATTAGCTTCGCTTGTATTATTAAGGAATGAAAACCGAGTCCGTCATTTCCTCCGGGAAGCAATCGTGGACTTACAGCTGAAAACAATTCCGTCACTATTGGAAATTTTGAAACCACTTCCATTTGCATTTCATCCAAACGGACTGTATTCTCAATACCGTTTGAGCGATCATGCGCAAAAACGTTTATCTGACAGTAAGTGTCTTGGTAGGTACTTCCTTTATCTTGGATAGTTTGTGGCAACCGGATAACAACAAAGTCCTTCATCGCCTTTTGTTCAGCAGCCGGACGATCTGTTATGAAAACCTTTTCACCAATGCCGGTTACTGCATCAGCGATTTGTTTTAATATATCCATACGTCTATAAACTGTCCGTCCCATCATTTCATTGGTTTAAAGTTCTTGAATAATGTATTTTGTGCCCTTTGAAATGTTCCGGTCAGAACATCTGCATTCAACACATTCTCCAAATAGGTTGAATATTCAGTACCCGTGCACATTACTATCTCAAATCCTTTACGTGATTCCGACTTATATCTTTTCAAGAAATCAAAGGAGAATGCTTCGCCATAACCTTTATCAGTTTCTATTGTTCCAGTAAAACGTCTGTTCTGATTATCATAACTGACACCTACAAATGTTTCACCTTTAGTCAGCTTTACTCTCACCGGTTGTTTCATTGAATCTCCACTACAAACGAAATAGGAAAATCTACCGTCCATGAATAATCCGCACGCATAACTGGTTATTGTATTACCCGTAAGATTCCGAAAGCCTGACTTGTTATCAAGTGCATCTTGGATAAGTTCTTCACAGCATTTAGTCAAGACATCAAAGATATATCCTGAAACAAGCTCCTTTGCCTTCCTTATTCCTTCATCAAACAATACTTCATTGCTCCGGTTATCCATGCGTTAATTTTTTGCAAGATTGAAATACACAGTTGTTCCCAAATTTCCGGCATAGCTATCAGTAACCATACATTGAGTGAAAGTGCCTTGTCTGTCCGTGACATCTATCAGATCACCGGCCAATATTCCTTCAACAATTCCGGGAAGGCTCAACAGATAATCGCTCTTTATCACATTATCGGTTTTGAATGTCCGCAAATTTGTACTACCTTCCTTTCGGCATATACCTTCATACAAGATCACCTTCTCACCATCACTGAAAGAATCCTCACCTATAATTCGGTAAACAGTACATTTGTGCGGATGCCGTGGATTATTTACTTTCATACTCAAAAATTGACTATTCTGATTTTAGTGCCCTTTACAACTTCTTCATCCCATTTCTCATACAGTTCTTTCGCCATTTCACGGAGTTGCCGCTTGTCGTATGCACTGGTCTGCCAACCACCTTCCTTATGCTTCCATCCCCCGTCACTGTCTTCGGTATCATTCTTACTGCTTGGAGTGCTTGCACACCACATGTAAATATCGGCAGTGGCAAGATCAAGCTGCCTTTCGGTCAGTTCACTTACCATTGTTCCAAAAGCGATTTTCCGCTTGACAAGAACCCTTTTGAGGGCGTTGTCCGCTATTTCATAAGCAGTTGCGCCACTCAAAAAGTCCTCAATGGTCATATCTTCCGTATGAGAAAGTTCCTCATTCATTCTTGCATGAATTTAAGAATTACACAGTTACAGTAGAGATGAACATATACTGTGGCATTCTCGGCACACACATTTGGGCGGCTTCACTTTCAATATAGATTGAATGTGTTTCAGGATTGGCTCTCTGTGTCAGTTTCAAGCGTCCACCGTCATAAGAAGCAACCTTGTTTGCCTCATATCCCAAAGTCAAAGGCTCCACACCTTGAATAGTACCGATCTGACCTACTGGTATAAAGGCAATATTGGTGGCCTTGAAGTTCTCCACTTGTTCAGTGATAAGATCAGGTTGTCCGTCCGCATCCTTACCGGGCTTGTCAACAAAAGCATAGCTGTCACGTGGCACGATTTCATCCACCTTAACCAGTTTCTTGAAAATGGCTTTCAGGCGGTCTTCATCTTCATTCTGTGCATTGGCAATAACCGTACTATCATCCGTCACAGTCGGATAGAGGGAATGGCCGATACGTTTAAGAACCGTGGTATGAGTCATTAAATCATCCCATAAGTCCTGCGCCAGCTCCATCCTGATCTTGCCCAAATAATGATATTTGCGGCGAATCTCTTTCACTCTGTTCTTTACATCCATAATCGGATCAGAGGCAGAACCTTGATTTGCCGGAATATGTTCATCCTTAGTCCACCAGCGGCTTGTGCCGGCCAATACTTGATAATGGTTTTCAGGGATATTAAAGTCAATAGTGATACCCTTCAAACCACGTGGGTTGTTATCAGTATCAATAGTGAACTTACCCGTGGAAACAATTCTCATTCGCTGGTGAGTAAGCGCATTGTAGTACGATCCGATAAGACCGTCAGCACTTTCATCAAGCAAGCCCAAGAACACATTCTGCATCTCTTCCGTCAATGCGGACATGCCTACCCGTTGCAACAGCTGCAATTGTTGTCTCACAGTCACACGGTTCAAACGGTAGAACTTCTTTTGAGTCGGGATATTACCCGTCCTTCCTTCGAGTTCTCCCAATGCAGCTTCATAACCCGGACTTTCCGGATCAACGTAAGCTGGCAGCGTTTTCACGCCGAGGCTCGTAATAAGCTGGGAGAAAGTATAATCCAACTTGGTTGCTTCAAATTCAAAACCATCAATTTGAAGTAGGTCATACTTCTCCTTGTAACGGTCAATAAATTCTTGCCAAGTGTCCCCACCAAGCCCATACTCGATAACCTTGTACAAATCAATAGGAAGTGTATTCATACAATTGTCGTATTTTAAATGTTGTTTTCAAATTCTTTTACTGCACCCATACAATTTGAGGAAGTGTAGTAATCTTTTGCAGGATAGCGACCACTTCTTCGTCAAACATGTACTGATAAATCTCTCCGGCATAGACTACTGTCCCACTGGCCTTTGTGTTGCCACTGGCTACAAGAATATCTTCTTGCAAATAACCATTAATGCCAAGAGTGGTAATATCTGATTCAGCCGCCTTGATCTGTGCATCCGTATAAGCGGTGAATGTCTTACCTGAAAGATCAAACTTCACAGCTGTACCGGCAGGAATCTTGCCAACCGCAACCCAATCGGAAATGTTGCTCACCATACCACCGCCCGGATAACGGTGACGGATTTCACGCCACACTTTACGGGCATGTCCGTATTTCACGGTGTTCACATCAAACGTGTTACCCATTGTTCCCATACATTTACTGTTTTAGAGTTAATAATTTTAATTCTTCTTCCAGCCTTCCTTCTTGCCTTTACGTTCAAAGTATCTGCTGGCTGCATTGTGTTGTGTTCCACCTGAACCGTCAGAAGTTCTTGGGGCGGTGCCATAACCCCTGCACGCCTTATATTCTGCATCATATTTTGGCAGAAATTCAGTAACCAGTTCATCCACAGTTTTCTTGGTATCGAAAGTTACCCCCTGCAAAGTCTTGCCCAATACGTAATCATCATTCGCTTGCTTGGCTTTCATTGCAGCCGTAACCTTCTTTAGCAGGTCAGCTTGAACCTTTTTGCTGTCTTCTGCATCTAAACGTGCTTCCAGTTCTTTCAGCTTCTTCTCCAGTTCATCATCGTTTTTCGGTGGTGCCGGTGGAGTTGGAGGTGTCGGGGGAGTCGGTTGGGGCTTATAGTTTTTCTTAAAGTCCTCAACTCTGGTTGCGACATCATGGTTGTACTGTCCTTGCATCCCTTTCAGAAAATTCACAGCCTTGTTCCAATAAGCCTCGTCAGGCTCCGAACCTTCGGCTACGGGATTAAGTTCTACATACTTCTGTAATGTCTGCGGTGAAAAACTGGTTTCTCCAAGTTTCTCGCTTAATGTGGATAAGATTTTTTCTTGTTCCATCGTGTTTATTTTGTGTTTATGTTGAATAAAAAAAGAGTCAGACAATGCTTTTTTGCATCAATCTGACTCTTTGGTCTTATTTTTCATTTAATAGTGGGCAGTATTGGACTCGAACCAATGAAGACGAAAGCCAATAGATTTACAGTCTATCCCGTTTGCCACTTCGGTAACTACCCGTTTTGCGGAAGCAGAAGGATTCAAACCTCCGAAGCCTTTCAGCTTGCCTCTTTAGCAAAGAGGTGGTATCGTTCACTCACCCATACTTCCAATATGCGGCCTACAAGACATCTCTGTGAAACCACCGCATTTCCCTTGTACTTCGGACGTTATTCATTTTGTGTAGCGTATCAGAGAATCGAACTCTGGTTTCCACCGTGAAAAGGTGACGACCTAACCGTTAGTCGAATACGCCATTTGTTGAGATACAAGGATTTGAACCTTGAATAGCAGAACCAAAATCTGCTGTGTTGCCATTACACCATATCTCAATATGCGCGAAGAGAAGGACTCGAACCCCCGACAATCAGGTTTGGAATCTGACGTTCTTCCAACTGAACTATCTCCGCTTCATTGCGCCCGGTGATAGAATCGAACTACCGACCTTTACATTAACAGTGTATTGCTCTACCAATTGAGCTAACCGGACAATATACCTATACTCACCTAACCTGCGATACCCCATTTCAGCGTACCTGTGGGAATTGAACCACACCGTATAGGTTTTGTGGAAAGAGATGAAATCGAATCACCTTAACCGGATTTTCAGTCCGGCGCATACACCACGTCTGCCATCTTTCCATATTCTCCCTTTATCCCCATACGCCACATCGAAGGGAGAAACAATGCGGCAACTCCAACTATTGTTGCGGAGATTCGACTCGAACGAATGACCTTTGGGCTATGATCCCAACGAGCTACCAGCTGCTCCACTCCGCGATATTATCCTGAAAACTACTTTGTACCCACAATATCCACATTTATGTAGTTCTTGCATCTACGACACTTCACTCTCAATATAACAACACCATTGACATAGCTTATATCAGTTAGTTTCTGACCGCATATCGGACATAAAACTATCTTGTTGTATATTTCCCTTTGATCTGCATCTTTATCCGCACTAATTTTTATCATACTCCATGTTTTCGTTGCAAATATATGTACTGGATTTCTTTTCTCAAAACATTTTTGATATTATTTTCTATTAAAATGTAGAAAATAATACTCTTTATGCGTATTTTTGTACTGCAATATTAGAATCAGAGCTTATAGGCCGGTCTCCACATGTGTAATGTGAGGATCGGTTTTCTTTTTATGGAGAAATATAGTGGAATAAAAACGGTTAATGCCAGTTTGGTGCTTGATTATGAATATATCCAAATGTTAAGGGACGCGGATAGGAAAATTCCTAATCCGAATAAGATAATCGCACAAGGTGGAGGGCAGGAAAACATGCTCTCCACCCCGGCTGATATTACCATCTGTGGGGGATGCCGTGGGGGAAGTAAAACTTTTACTCTTCTTATGGAAACATTGAAAGATATAAAAAATAAAAACTTCCGTTCTGTGCTTCTCCGGCATGAGATAGACGATCTCTCTGATATGGTAGAAACATCATCCACCTTATATGATGATTTTGGGGAATACAACAAGTCCAAAAACGACATGCGCTGGAATTTCTATAAAGGTGGATTTTTAAAATTCAGCTATCATGCTGACACACTTGACGATTTCAAAAAGCGTTTTCAAGGTAAACAGTTCGCATATATAGGTGTGGATGAAATAACCCACATGGAATATCTCAAATTCAAATACCTTATCACTTGTAACCGTAACGCCTTTCATATCCGTAACCGCTTTATCGGAACATGTAACCCTGATCCTGACAGCTGGGTTGCAAAATTCATTGACTGGTGGATCGGAGAAGATGGTCTTCCAATCCCGGAACGTGATGGCAGAGTCCGGTATTGTTTTATGGACGGGGACAATGTTTCAGGTATATATTGGGGAGATACCCGTGAGGAAGTATATGAGCAATGCAAGGATATTATACACGCCTACTGGAAGCCGGAGTATGAGCAATATGGCACACCACAAGAACTGTTTATCAAGTCGGTTACTTTTATTGAAGCAAAACTTTCCGATAATGTAAAACTGATGTCTTCTGATCCGACCTATTTGGCTAACCTTGTCAACCAGTCAGACGAACAACGCGCACGCGATCTTGACGGTAACTGGAAATACAAAGCTGCCGGAGATGATATAATAAAGCTGACTCACATGGAAGCCTTATACCGCAATTCCATGCAGATAGGTGATGGAATACGCCGGGTATCATGTGATGCGGCATTTGAGGGTGGCGACAGTCTTGTCATGTGGCTGTGGGAAGGATGGCATATAAGAGACATATTTGTTTGCAAACTTGACAGCAAGAAAACAGTCGATACCGTAAAAGCGATGCTGGAAGAATGGCATGTAAGAGAAGAATGCTTCACCTATGACCTTAACGGACTCGGACAAATATTCAAAGGTTTTTTCCCGAATGCAATCCCATTCAACAACAAAGAAGCCGTGGAAGAGAAATTCAAATACATCTATGCGAATTTAAAATCACAAGCGGCATATCTGTTCGCACAAAAAATTATCAACCGGGAGGTTTCTATTGAACCGACTCTTCTTGAACGCAAGTTCTCCGGCAAAGGGTTTGAAAAAGTTCCTCTTAGACAGATTCTCGACAAGGAAAGGAAAGCGATACGAAAGGATGAAGACAGTGAAGAGAAAGGCTGGACTATTATCAAGAAGATCATAATGAAAAAATTAGTGGGCCATTCTCCCGACTTCATAGAAGCATTGCTTATGCGAATGATTTTTGAAATTAAACATAAACGCAAACACATAAAAGGTTTAGGATTAATATGATAGCAGAGATTCTTACAAAAAAGCCTTTTGCAAGGGTTACTCCCGAAGGTTACTTGCAAGGCAGGATTACGAGCGATTTAAGAAACGCATCGTTCACAAACAATAGTGATAGGCTGACATGGCAGCTCATTTCGCAGGCTGATTTTATCCGTGAGTTTTATCCTTCAGGGCACAAGATCAATTCGGAATTGTTTTACCCGGATAGACTGAAATATGACGAAGAAAAGAAACGGTTCTTCCGAGAAAAAGTGTTCCGTGCCTCTTTTCCCTTTCAGATGATAATCACCATTCAACAGCTTGTACATCTATGTGGCAATGACATTCATCATGAGCTGACCGATACCAAAGTCGATGAAAGTTCACGGGAAATATTTCTCGAATTTCAAAAAGGGTGGCTGGATAAGAATATGGAGATTGCATTTTACGAATATGCCAAAAGTGTAAAAATAACGGGAGATGCAGCAATCGTATTCTATATGAATGAAGGCAAGGTGTTCACCAAGAATCTCTCCTATTTTGATGGTGACACTCTTTATCCTCACTACGATTCCATAACCGGTCAAATGACACTGTTTGCCCGGCGATACAGCGACTATGACGAAGAGGGAAAGGAACTCATTTCTTGGGTGGAAGTGTGGGATAATAAAAAAATGTACCGTTACCGGCAGGATAAAAGGGGAATAGCCGGAGCAATAAACAAAGTGAAACAGTATTTCGGTATTGAAGGATATACATTAGTGGAAGAACACGATCATGGATTTACCGAATGTCCGGTTGTATATTATCGGGACAAACACGGTGCCTGCTGGAGCTTTTCACAAGATAATATCGACAAGTACGAACTGGCTATTTCCCATTTGTGTCAAAACAATATGGCATACGCATTTCCAATCATGTTACTTAAAGGTGAAGATGTTGAGATTCAGGGAGATATGTATGGTGCGGTAAAAGCTATCACTATGGGGAAGGATGATGATGCAGGCTTTATGAATCGTCCCGAAGCATCACAATCATTTGAACTTCAAATTAATACATTACTTAAAATGATTTTTATGGGGAGTTTTGTTGTCATGCCTCCCGAAGTAAAGTCAGGAGATTTACCGGGTGTTGCTATCAAGCTGATCTATTCACCATCTTTGGAAAAAGCCATGATTGACTGCAAGGAATTTGACGAATCAATAGACAAAATGAAACGGCTGTTCCTGCACGGATATGGAACAGAAAAAGGCCAACTTACCAAATTCCTCAATTTGAAAATTTTTTCGTGGGCAGTTCCATACGTCCACCAAAATGCAGCCGAATTGGTATCGAACTTGGTACAATTAGTCGGTGCCGGTATTTTATCAAAAGAAACCGGCTCGGAAGAATCCGGCTATGGAAAAAACAATGAATGGGATCGTATCATGCGTGAATATAAGGAACAGCAACAAGCTGACTTGCTATATCAACTGAAAATCAAGAAAAATGAAAATAAAGAGGGTAATGCAAAATGATCTGTACCAACGCGGAGCGCGAAAGCAATCCCGTACTCCGCGCTCTGAATCCAATGTAACTATACATTAGGAAAAGCCGCCTCTGCCTACATAAAATAGACAGAGGCTTTACTTTTTCAACAATTTGGTTGATAAGCTTGTGTTATAACAAGTCAGCTTCTACATTGCAAATGTAATGAATGAATTGAATATGACACTACTTTCGATACAATTTTTTATTATAAGGCTTTCGAGGATATTTCCGGTTAAGCTTCTTTTGCAGATCATCATTGATACTTTCATTCAGAAGGATTTTAGAATTTAGCACCCGGACTTCTCCAGTAAGTTCCATAATAGTTTTAGATTGTGTCGCATTTTGTTTTGAAAGCTCAACATTGGCAATAGCCAGTTTGCTGCATTCTGATGCAAGATGATTGAGTTTCTTTGTGCTGATTAATGATAATCCAAACATAATATTCTGATATTTAGTATGTTAAACAATTATATTGCTGATACGGGAACGGCAAAGCATTTACAATGACCGTGATACGGTGGTAATTTGTCCCATTCCACATGAAATCCGACTTCATCGTCACAAATGTTACAAGGATAGGAGCTGCCACGCATGACAAAGAACCCTACGGCTCCACAGGCTTTAGCCTGCAATTCCCAATGCTTCATCCAACCCTCTGCCACAGCATACTCCGTCAAATCTGACAGTGCAGTCCAAGAGCTTACAGTACGTCCTACTCCAAAAGACTCCTGAACACCGAGTCTTGAAATAATCGGATAACCCTTTGAAATAGCTCTCTGTACATGCTCATTAAGCAATGGCGTTTTTACCGACTGCCTGATAGATGAAAGTAATTTGTCTTTGGAAAGGTTCAGTAGTAATCCGGCGGCAATGGCCGTTTCAACCTCCTTTGAAAACCGGTCAACATATTCTCTTGCACGTTGTGTGAAGGTTTTGCCGTATGATTCTCGCGTTATACATGTTATGATTGCATCCTTATTATCCTCATGTGTCGCTACTGCCAAAGTATAAGTATAGTCTTCAATTATTTCAAGAAGGGATAAAATAATGGCATCCACTTCCTCCTGCAACTGTCTGTTTGCTGAAAAACGGAATAGTTCAGGGCTGATCTTGTACCGGTATGAAATATCTATAATTTGCTTTGCCGCCTCGATCATTACAATTTGAAGATTGGTACGCATGGATAGCTCCGCATCCAGACGTTGACGGAGGTATTCTTTGGCCTCTTCAATTTCCTTATCAGTCGGTACCCTCATTTTTATGTTCCTCCTTAATACCTTCCTTGATACTATTCATGTTTCTCTCTTCTTCCAGTATCTTGGCATCATCTTCCGGTGATACTGGTTGCTGCAAGCCTCGTAGCCGTTCGGTAAGATCAGAATAGCTTTTAAAAAACTCTTCCATAAACTTAACGTCAGGGGTTGCATTACTAATAAGGAAACATACTTTGATCCATGTTTCCAAATATTCACGAAGTTCCTTATTGTTGGTTAACTCCCGAATCCGGGAAAACATTCCGTTATCATCCCGAAAACGCATACTCCAAAAACCTGACACTGCCTTAATACTGATCCAGTCATGTTCACTACCATTATCCCTCGTAACAATAAAGTTACCTACCTGAATACCATTTGTTTTTTTGCTCATAATCCTATTTTTAATTTACGTTCAAATCTATCTCCAAGATTAAAAAAGTATTCCTTACCGTAAGAGTTTATACGTTCTTCATCCGATGATACTTTATTCATTTCATAAATCAAGCAACTATACCTATCATCATCAGGAAGAAGCCCTTTGCACTCTTCTCTGATATAAATATGATGCTTCCCATTTACCCAATAAAATTCAGAGAGAAATCCACCAAGAAGCATTTCAATCATTTTTTGGTGTCTGACAGACAATTCTCCTTGCACTGCTATATCCATTACAATGCTCTTACCTTCTATTGTCTTCAATTCACATGAATAGTTCAAGGCCCGAAGAATAGACATCAGCTCAACACTTAACTCTATGTGATTCATATTTTTCATACTTTTACTATTTCAAATTCATCTGCATGTTTCTTACCAATCCAATCCCGTTTCTGATTTTCAGTTGCGCTTTCGTAGATTCTTCCTCGCTTAGACAAATGCCTTTTCCTAAAAATACCTTCTTCTCCAAGTTTGTCATAATCTCTTCTTGAAGGGGATAATCCCTTTGCCCTGCAAAAGAACAATCCCGTTTCCTTGTGTCTAAATTTTACTGCCATGCTTATTCCTCCCATGGATTTTCGTCTTCTTCCTCAACGTAAATCCGTTTTAATTTGTCTGATACTTCTTCAAGCTCACGCTTCATTTGATTTACATGAAATCCAGCTGGCATAGGGATTTCCAATGCTCCCCGTAGGTTATCTATTTTTTCAATAACCTCTGCAAATTCATCCGGTGCGATCATACTATTTGGTTCTTATTTTTAATTGTTTGATAATCTTCTCCACAGCGTCCAAGTCAAAAACAGTTGTTCTCTTCTCCATGTGGTACGTCCCCTCCAGTTTCTTCTCCCGGAACAAACGCTGGACTTGATAAATGCTCAATGACAAGCAGGCCGCAAGCCCTTCATGGGTATAAGCGTATCGTTTGCCATCTTGATAAACCGGTTTAGCGATCCTTTGCTTATAGTTACCCCGTAGGTCTTCCCGTTTCTCATAATAGAGTTTTTCCGTCAAGGCTGTTCCATACAAACCATACACCTGACCATTCGGGGTTCTTTTTTTACGATAACCGGCTTCCGAAAGAATACGTCCGAATACTGTCACATTCTCTTCTTTGGCATTATTGTCCCTACACCATTTGCAATATTTCCGGTACAGAATGGCCGAAGACATCCATTTGGGTTCAATATCGGCAATTTCCTCATAGCGGCACAGATAGTTCATTTGATACATGAACTTCATTACGGTACTACTTTCCGACTGATATTCATCCATGACATTTTCAAGCTCCTTACTGTCTGTCAACTTATAACCATTGGCGATAAAACGGTCACGTCCTTCCAATATCCAATTGAATATAGCTGGGTATTCGGCCTCCAAATCCCGTGACAGTTCTTTTTTCTGCCGGGCTTTGGGTATCTCCACCTCAAAGGGAATAATGCAAATACGCCGCCTCATTCCATAGCTCCAGTCTTTCAAATACGGCATTTGGTTGGCATTTGCCATAAGCAGGGGAATATTGTAAGCAGTGAAGTTATCGCCATAGATAGGCCGGGCTTCGGTAGGTTCACCACTGATAAGGCTCTTCAACGTGTCACTATCCTTACCAAACTCTAACGCTTGTATTTCAGAACAGTAGTTCAACCGCTTGCCATTAATGAAAGCGATATTTTTTTTTCTCTCATTTCCAGTAATCAATGCACCTATGCCGAAATTGCTGACATTCTCCCGGCCAAGTATGCCCATGATCGTTTCAAAGACTACACTTTTGCCATTGGAGCCGGAGCCACGAAGAACAAGCATAGTTTCCATTTTCGCCACACGCCGGTCAACAAAAATACTTCCAAGAAACTCCTGCAAAACTTTTTGCATGTTTTTGTCCGGCAAAACTTCATCCAGGAACATTCTCCAAAGAAAGACATGCTCTTCCGGCTTGTAGTCATAGGGAACGCATGTAGTCTGTACCCAACGGCGGTTGAAAGAATGTGCACGGCGAGCATTCATATCAAACACACAGTTATTGAACACCACAATGGCATTATCAGGCTTCAAGGCTTTTCCTGCCACCACACGCTTACAGACTTTCAGTACACCCTCCACACGGGAATAATCACCATTGGGCATTTTGCATTTACGCATCAAGTCATATATCAGGTTGCCAAAATCATCCCATGCCATCTCTTCATATATCCGGCCACTGAAATAGTAAGGAGTACCATTGAACTTACAAATCGAAGATCGTATAATGGCTGCACGCATCAAGTCCTGCACAGCGTCAACACGCGCTGCACTTTTGGACTCTTGTAAGGCGGCATCCAGTTTCTCGCCTTTCATAAGCCCAAAGACCTCATTTAACAACTTCCTATACTTTCCCGACTCCATTTCAGTCTTTAAATTTACCAGTCCTTACCTGATTGATACAGTCAGCAACCCATCCAACAAGATACGAGAATGTTTCCTGATTAACTAAATCCACTTTTGCACCTATATAATCAAATATGTTCATCGCTATATGTGAACTTTCATGAGCGATATTTGCTATAGTAATGGCATTCTTACTTTCAAATCGGACAAGAATACCACCCAAATTTCGCAGTTTATCACGAACACAGTCCACAATGGCATCAGCAGTATCATCCCATTCACTTACACCTTCAAATCTATCTGAAAATGTATCTGTACTGACTGCAACCCACAACTTGCGTGGATATATCACCGGATCAAACTCATGTATTTTCATAAAATATCATTATATATTCAAAAACAAGTGTTTTTGATAGTTTTATGCCTATTTTCAGGCCGTTTTACGCCACAAATATAGCCTATTTTCTACATAATTATCATATAAATACTATTATTTTCTACTTAAAATATAGAATAAACACGCGCTCTTGAAGGCTTTTTTATCATATTTTGTATTCATAGCACCATTCAATATAAGTAATCATAAAATATTGGCAAACAAAGGATAACGACTCTATTTCAATAGGAAATACAGATGGAGCATTCTCTCTGATATGTATGGTTTATGTAGGGTTTTAAAGGCAACTATACATATATAACATATTGAAATACAAATCAATGGAAAAATAGTGCATAGTATGTATAGTTTTTTATGCAAACCATATTATATATATATTTTTTCCATACGCAATTTACATATAAACTATACATACTATACATTAAATTTCCATTGACTTAATAATGAATGATTTACACATGTATAGTTATGAAGTAAACTATACATATACTATACATTTTCAGAAGTAAAACTATACATCAGACATTCACTTTTGTAATTTATTATTGGAAAAAGCCTAAAAACATCCATTATTGACTCCAAAAAAGAAAAAAAATAAAAATCTTGACCGGGATTGAAACATGCTTGGTGTCTTGGGTAGCCGGGGGGGGTGCCCTCCCTGCTTTCATTACCCAGTTGACCGGCAAAGAAGGAGAAAAGCCGCGCTTTGCCTTGATTCTCTTTATATTATACCTATAATATTAAATATTATCCGGCTTTTCCGCTTCTTCTGCTTTCCGCTTTGCTCGATCAGCTATAAAAAGGCTACATCTATAACATTGCAAAGGTAGATAATAATGTACTGTTTCCTCTTCTTCTGTATTTTCGTCCTTCTTCATTTGCTGGAGATCGGCAATTTTCATTAATACATCCGCACGATCTTTCCCCCTCAAATAAGGCAAGGTTTGTTCGAGACCTGATAAAACCGCGTCTTTATCCCGGTATTGTACAACATTCCCGGCTTTTTCTTCCTCTTCTGTTTCTGTGTTTTTCTTTTTCTTCTTGCTTTTGGGGCTATCATTGTCAGGAAGGAAGGCGGCGCGGTTATCTTCAAAAGACCGTATTAGTTTATTAATGCCGGGTTTATCCTTTGCAAGTTGGGCGGCTCCGCGTTGCGCTGTTTCTATCTTTGTAGATCGTGGTCTAAATATAGTTGCGTATGCTTCGCCACGACTGGCGCCGGATGCTACAAGCATACAAAAGAAAACATCATCCGGGGTTAATTGATAAATTTGCTGTAAATCTGTTACGCGCTTACTATACACCATATAAAACGATATAAAAGGGTTTATTATATTGGCGTCTCGCGCTCTGTAACTTGCTACAAAGTTAAACAAAGGCTATAAATAAAGCAAATAAGCGTATTTAAACACCTATTTTCTATAAATATTTCCTTACTTCTTAAATACTTTATATTTATCATCATATTATTTATTAATTTATTGATAATCAATATATTATATCAATATTAATAAATGTAAAAACGGAGCATTTTCTTAAAAATAAAAGTACATTTTGTTTTGTATTACAAATATTATTCGTATCTTTGTAATATAGAAAAGGAGATAAAAGACCGGATCACCTTCCACAAATTCCGCTTTTACTTCTTCTTGGTTGAGTGTTTAATTTAAAATATAAGATCATGGAAGTATTACTAAACTTACAAAACAAAAATGTAACGCTAAACGCCGTACATGTAGCCCCAGAGGGCACAAACTGTTGCAACCGTTTGAAGGTTCATTTTGATGTGTTTCAAGAAACGGCGAAAAAAGCCGCTATTATAAGACTATCAACGGCAAATAGTTTTGAACTGATTCACTATCAAGATAAACATATAGCGTTATTAATTCCTTTTGATCGCATTCAAAAGATTTCATATTAATAAAAAACCGGGTCGAGTTTGGCGACTCTTCCCGGCCTCCCTTTAAACTTTGCGTTTATCGGATCACCTTCCACAGTGATAACGCAAAGTTAAGGGAAAAACAAAGACAAACCAAGTTTCACCCTTTAAATTTTGCGTTATGAACACAGATTTATTAATTATCTATATTCGCAATTCTCGCGATATTTACGCGCTTACTGAATGGCTGCAAAATGCACTCTTGAAAAAAGTAAACCGCGGTTTAACTCCTTCCGTTGAATATCTTGCAAACTGTTCTACTATGAAAAAGATCGTCCGGATGGCGGCTAAAATGCTTTCCGATCAGGATCATAAGACCGCAACCAAGCAAGAAAAAGAACAAGCGGCAAGAGAACACGCGGCCTATATTATCGGATGCGTGGAATATCTTTCTAAATTCTAATAATAACTATTTTTCCGGGGTTGTCATGGCTCCGGGTTACTTCTTACTTTTCATTATTCACCCTTTAAAACTTTGTATTATGACTACTACAAATAGACTTTGTTACACAGTATCAAAAAGATATATTCAAGCCGGGACAACCTTTGAAATCAATGTTAAAATATTACTGGCTGATGATTGCAAAAATAATATATGCGATTGGAGTATAACGGCGGATATTTACGAACAACGCAAAAACGGGCGTTTCGTTTGGTGTGCTGGTGGTTGCTGCCATGAAGAAATACTAAAGCGTTTCCCACAGTTTAAAATGTTCGTTGATCTTCATTTGTCTAATCATTACGGCGCGCCAATGTACCCAGTTGAAAACGGGTTTTACCATATTACGAACAGCAGCAAAAAAACTGCAATTAACTATTTGCGTATCACGGAAACAGAATATAATTTGCTTTATCAGGCAGAAGATAAACAATACTTTAAATACCTTCTTTATACGCTTGGTATCGTTGAACGCTGGAAAAGAGAATCTAACGAGGCTTTAAAAAAGCTGGAAGAGTTAACCGGGCAAACATGGGAAAACCCATATAAGCCGGAAAACGAACGTTTTACTTTGAAATTGACGGACGAAGAACGTACAACTATAACTAACAGAATAAACGATGGTTATTATCGTCCTGAAGCTGTACAAGCGCGAAAAGACGAAGAAAAGCGCAAAGCATACGAGAAAAAACGCGCTGAAATAATTAACAACTGTGAAAAGAAACAAGAAAAGGCCGAAAATGAAAAGCGGGTTATGTTGGCCGTTCTTGATGCCGGGTTATCAGTTAGTAATGTGATATATTACGATCATAGTAACGAGCTTGTTTTTAATTGGAAAGACTACGAAACAAAAGTAACGGAGAACGATTTTAATAAATTCGTTTCCAGTGTTAACCGTTCTTTGTTACCTGTTGGCATAACTTTTAAAATGAAATAGCCTTATGAAAGTACGTAGAATAACAAAAGAAGAAGGAAAACGGGTGAATATATCCCGTTTCCCGAACTTTCATAAATCCGGCAGTATTAGAGGAATGAAAAAACAGTATTACGGCGTTGCCGCGCTGCTGGTGCGTTGTGGAAGCTATATATATAACGTAACATCAGAACCAAACATTTATTATAATGCTAAATAGTTAGAATATGTTTTGTTTAATGCTGCTTTTATTCGGTGCCGTGGTGTTCATCTCCGGCACCGATCCCAAGAAATTAAAAGACTTCATAAATAAAAATGATCAATCAGACAAATTTTAAATTTATGGAGAAAAAGATATTATATCATATTGGATTATACGGATTTAGAAAACTTATAGTTTATGTAATAAAGGATAACGGGGATAATACATCTATTGTTAGCCTTAACAAAGACGGTTCATTTCCTAAACACGTTTGGAAATGTAATTTGCATAACATAAACGAATAATACAAATATTCCACCGCGCCGGACGGTTTTCCGGCATTCCTTTAAACTTTTATATTATGACTACTTATATAATAGAATCCCCAAACGGAGAAACGCACAAATTAGAAGTATTCCGTACCGCAACCGGATTTAGTGTTTATGTTGATGGCTCAAATATATGTGAGAGTATAACGGAGGAAGATTTTTTGCAAGAGCTTGAAAACCCTACTTTCTAACATGGTGGGCGTAATTATTTGGCTAATAGTAGTTTTATTAATCTGCTTTAGCGTGTTTGGCGGTCTTTGGCTGCTTCCTATTTACTTGCTTTTTTGCCTTGCTTTAGGCTTTTACTTTGGTGTAAAATATCTAACTATTTAATGTTATGAATGAAAAAGAATTTAACGGCCTCATTTTGGCCGAATTGGTTAAAATAGCAAACGACGTTTTTACAAATGAAATAGAAATAGCTCCCGGCACCTATACCGCCGCGGAGCTTGCAAAACTGAAAGATGCCAACGGGAACGAGATAAATATAAAATATCTTTGCGTTGATGCCAAACTAAATATAACGGATTTTAGGACTGTACAAATAAACAGCTTTAAATGTTCCTTTCCAGTGGATCAGGTTTTTAATCTTGTTTGGCAATTTGAAAAGCTGATAAGCACCAAACAAGCCAATAAAACAAGGTTTACCAAAATAGAAGAGCGCGAAAATATTGTTTGCTCCTTTGATATGTGGATTATAAAGGAACATCTAAATATCACTAAATTAGTAACAAAAGATCCTTTAAGACCGGCATTTAATTATATTTATCTTGATCCTTACAAATCGGCTTTAGTTGCTTCTGACGGGCGTACATTAAAAGAATACCCCGTAATTATTGAAACATCCGGGCTTTTACCTGACGGTCTAAAATTATTTATCAATCCCAAACATTTAAAAGAAATGGTTGGCCGGTGTTCTGTTTGTGTTTGTAATCAGGACGGCGGCAATATTACAGAAATAACCAACGACAAGAAACAAACCTTTGTTTGTGATTTTGCCGGATATTTCCCTAATTACCGGCTTGTGTACCCCCATCTTTCAAAAGACGGATTTATAAAGATTCAGAAAAGCGAATTAAAAGCGGTTGCCGGTTTTGTAAAAGAAATAGCCAAACGAAACAAAAAAAGCGGTTTTTCACTTCGTACTATTGCCGGAGATAATAAAGTTTATTTATCTTATAATGATGCAGACAGTAACGGACACAAAGAACTTTGTGCAACATTGGAAAAAGCCGCTTTAATTGATATAAAGTTAGGTTTCTTTGCATCAAACGTTATCCCCTTGCTTTCCGGCTGGACTGGTGGCGTGTGGCTGGTTGCACCTGATCGGGCGGCGGTCTTTGATGATAAGACGGCGCGTATAGGTGTGGTTATGCCTGCATTTATAAATGATTCTATTTGCCCGAACTTAAAATGTAATATAAAGGCTTTAGATCGCGCCAAAGCTCCGATCATCCCGGAAAAAGAACCGGTAAGAGAACCGGGAACACATTTACCGGCCTTATATGTGGATGCACAAACGAAAACACCGGCGTTTGTCTTTGCTTTGGTAGCTCTGATAGATTTTATTTCCCGTTGGTTTTATCAGGATCAAATAAACAAAGCATTACAGAGGCTAACAATGTTAACCGAACTATCCGGCATTTCTTTGCCTGAACTATTAACCGAACCAGTAAGCGAAGAAACAAACGCAAATGTACCCGAACCAATAACAGAGGATGAACCAGTACGCGCATACACACCCGAACTATTGTATATTGATCGGCCTTTGGTTTTCCCGGTGCCTATCTTCATACATAAACATGAACGAACTATCAGCCGAATCGTTGTGCCCGAACTATTGAATCACCAATGTATAGCGTTACTGTTTGTTTCCATGATGTTACCCGAACTATTACAGCGATATGTTTGGGGAACAATCCGACCAAAGGCAAATGCAGATGAACTATTTTGGGGCGATTTCAGACGTTTTCACACCAAAGGTAATCATCGAATCAGAGACGGAACAAAAGAGGCAAACAAACCTAAATTATAGCCATTTCAAACGAATTATTACATATATCAATGAATCATTATGGAAGAGAATAAACAAGCCAAAAGAAGTTATCGCCGAAACAAACCGGTTACGAAAAGTAAGGTCTATGCTATTAGACTGGATATTGATTTGGTTGATTTTGTCAGAGAGCAACCAAACATGAGTAAATTTATTAATGAACTGATCCGAAAGGAGAAGGAAAATACCCAAAAGTATGAATGAAAAATCAAAAGCTTTTGAACTGATAGAATTTGTTTGGAACAATGAAAAGACTGATTCTTATTTACGAGTCAACATAGCCATGTATGAAGCAGTAAAGTTGGCTATAATATCTCAAATGAAATTCAATAAAGAGGATTTTCAGAATATATTTTCAAAATTCAGCGGTGGTTACTGGTTTGGAGTCAACGCCAACGGTAAGGGCTATGGTGAAAATTTCTATCGGAAAGCTGTTACTTCGGGAAATATTTCAGCCTGCCAAAGCTATGAAGCATTCTGCAATATTAAACCCTTCATAGACTCCAAAGGCAGAAGGTTATGCAAAGGGGCAATGTACCGGGATAATGAGAAACGTTATAGGGTGACGGGATTTGATTTCAGCACTAAAAAAGTTTATTTAGTAGGTTATGCCATAAGTGATTGGGAAGAAAAAGGCAAAAAGACTCTTTTCAACTTTACCAACAACGAATGGAACGAATTTAGAAAACAAATAAAGCAATTTTAGCATAATTATGAATCAAAAAGCAAAAGATTATATCAGACGTAACACTTTGGATTTGGAAAGTGACAACCGGATGGATTCTACCGGCTATGTGCAATATGCCATATCAGAAGCAAAAGCCTATGCAGCAATAGCGATAGCCGAAGAAGGAATGAGACAAAAAGCCATTGAAGCATTCAAATTTGCTGTTGATGGTTACTTCATAATTGGTGGTACCGATTATTCAGCCGATAGATTAAATGAATTTATTAAAAAACTTGAATCTTAATTGGATATTTATATGAGAATGATAAAATTTAGAGCGAAAAGGGTTAACGGTGGTGAATGGGTAAAGAGTATGACCATTTCCTATGGAACCATCAAAAGAAAGATGTACAATGTATTCTTTGAAGTAGAACCCAACAAGTGGGTTGGTGTTATTCCCGAAACAGTCTGTCAGTTCAGCGAAATAACCGATAAGAACGGTAATAGCATCTTCGAACATGATCTAATACTGATTCATGAAAGTGAAAGCTCCTATCAATTTACAGTTGAGGTATTATTTCATAAAGGTATGTTTTGCTACAAGAACAAGGCATGTGGCTTTACTCCGTTGTGGTACGTCAGCGATAGATGTGAAGTGATAGGAAATGCTTTTGATAATCCTGAATTGATGAAAGAAGGAGTCCAACC